GTTTCCGCCCGTCCTTTGACAGATGAAGAGATAGAATATTTCATGAACTTGAAGCCCCTTTCAGAACTCACTCCTCGTTACGAAATGAGAGATTTTGAACGCGCTTTAGAGGGCTTGCAAACTTTCGATGAGGAAAATGATTTGGAAATGTTTGAAGACGAGGGTTGGTTGGAGATCGTAGAAGAAATAAAAGAGCAATATGACGCTGATTCTTCAGACGAGGATGATGAGGACGAACCTAAAAAGAAAGTTGCTTCAAAAAAGACTTCCAAGAAAGTCGTAGAGTCGGAAGAAGATGATGAAGAGGAGGAAGAAAAACCAGCGCCAAAGAAAACTTCTAAAGCCGGAAAGAAAAAATCTGAGCCTGAACCGGAGGATGAAGAAGAAGATGACGAGGAGGAATCAGAAGCGGATAGTGACGAGGATGATGGTTTGGATGACTTAGATCGTAACGAATTGAAGAAATATATACGAGATAATGATTTAGACGTTTCAGTCAAAAAATCAATGTCCGATGATGATTTGCGCGAAGCTATCCGCGAAGCCTTGAAAGAGGATGGAGATGAAGATAGTGACGAGGAAGAAGAAGATGAAGAAGAGGAAGAAAAACCGCGCGCAAAAATGTCAATGGCTGATCTCCGTAAACGCTTAGGCAAATAGTTTTAATACAAATATTGCGTTTTTTTAATTTTGCATTTTGAGAGACAATAGTATATACTGAAAAGTCTGCTATTGTCTCTTTTTTAATCTCCACGTAACATGAAGAATAATTTTGTCGATAAAATAGTAAAGAGGTTTAACAGCGAGGATGTAATAAAGTTTTCCGATAAGGACGGATTTATGGAAGTAAAGAGTTGGGCGCATACAGGTAGCCCCACTTTGGATTACAATCTACGTACCTTTGGATTGCCTACTGGAATTATAGAAATAGCAGGAAAGAGCCGGAGTGGAAAAACTACTTTGGGACTTATGGCAATGAAATATTTTTTGAAAGAAAATCCGGATGATGGAGTAGCGGTAATCCTTTCCAGCGAAAACCGTGATAATAAAGATTACGCATTGCAATTGGGATTACCTATTGACCAAATTATAATCATAAAAATCCGGTATGTAGAAGCAATGTTTCTTCAAACTAAAAAACTTATCAATGACACACGCGAAATTTTAAAGGCTGAAAAAATTACTCCAAAGTTCTTTTTCCTTTGGGATTCGTTAGGCGCAACCTTATCTAAATCCGAATTGGATACCATGGAGGAAAATATAAAGAAACTTGATAAAGAACTTCAAAGAGGTACGGATGTAGAGGATATTGAATTGAAGAACGAGAAGATGATGGCATTTGCTAAGGAAGCAAAGAAATTTGCTAAATTTATAATGTCGGAAATGTATACGAATATTATCCACTTCGTTATGCTTAATCATCAGTATGAACAAAGTACAATGGGAATCTCAACGCGTAAATCTACTGGGGGTGAATGGGTATCTTTAATGCCTACTCTTAGACTTTCTATGAGTTTAAAATCTCACGATAAGATTGATGATGAAGAAGTTGCTCAAATTTCGGAGGTTAAGGTTGTTAAAAACGACTTTGGGAGTAGAAAGAAAACGGATATAAAAATATTATTGGGATATGGAATAATTCTTTCTCAAGAGGATATTGATTATGCGTTAGAAAATGGCATATTGGTAAAAGAGGGAGCGAAAAAGATATCATTCATGAAAGGAAAACTTTCTTGGAGTACGCCAAGAGAATATTATAAATTATATAGGGAACATAATCCAATGTTGAACGTTCTTCATTCCCGTATTCGCGCTTCTATGAAAAAAGATTTGATAGACCTTAAAAAGTCTTTGTTGCAAGGTATCGAAGATGAAGAAGATGACGATTAATCAAAGTTATATAAAGTATGGGAAAAGAAGCAATTGGAGTTTTGATAAATGATCCTCATCTCAATAAAGATAATGGAGATTTGGTAAAGAATATTTTCTATCAGTTGATAGAAGTTTGTCGAAAATATAAGACAAACCGTATATTTTGCGGAGGAGATATATTCACTAATCGTAGCGGACAACCTTTGACATGCTTGATAGATTTTAAGGAAATAATTGAACGAGTTAAACAAGCCGGAATAGAAATGCACGTCATTCCCGGAAATCACGATAAGACGGATGGAAATAGTGAAAAAAGTTATTTGGAAGTTTATGAAAGTGATTACTTTAATCTTTATAGGGTTGGGTATCGTAAGTTCTTTAGCGGTGTTGTTGTTGCTTTTATTCCCTACTTTGGCGATGATCGCTGGTTATCAGAATTTGAAAAAGTTACAGAGCAGATCGAAGAAAATTTCAAGGACGGGGATATAGACGCGGATACGCCTTTGATACTCATAACTCATTCTGGGTTTGATGGAGTTGTTAATAATGACGGAAGTCGCGTAAGTTCAGAAATTAAACCAAAACTTTTTAAGGATTGGACCAAGGTTTTGATAGGTCATTATCATAATGCCAGTAAATTAGCTGATAACGTAATTTATACCGGATCAGCATATCAGAATAATTTTGGTGAGAGTTTTGATGATAAAGGATTTACGGTCATATTTGATGACGGAAGTACGAAATTTGTACGTAGTAAATTCCCCCGTTACATAAAGGAGACGTTAGATGTCGATGATACGGAAGCTCTTTTAGGACTTTTGGAAGCGTATAAAGATAACAAAACGGATCATATAAGGTTCGTTTTCAAAGGTAAGAAGTCTGATGCTCATAAAGTGAACATGACCGAAATTCAAAACAAATACGGTATAGATTGTCAGTATGAAGCGGAGGAACAAGTTGAAGCAATGGAGGCATGCGAAAATCCCGAAGTTTTGAATCATAGTTCTCGTACTATACGTCAAGACTTTATAAAGTTTTGTTCAGAAAATGGTATAAAGGGCAATAAGTTTAAATATGGTTTGGAATTAATCAAAGAAATAAGCTAAAAATGTGGAATCCTATCTATATAAAAATCCGTAATCTTTTTGCCCATAAAGATTCGGAATATCGGTTTAAGAACAACGTTTGTACGGTTATTTTTGGTAAGAATAATACTGACCGTAATTTTGGTAATAATGGCGCTGGTAAAACTACGCTTTTGGAGGGCATTGCGATAGCTCTTACAAATGAATCTTTGAGGGATGTCAAGAAAGATAATTTCATCAACCGCGATGAGGATGATTGTATGGTAGATTTCCTTTTGGAAAATTACGTTCTAAAGAAGTCCTTGAGAATTGTACGTAGATTCTTTCGCGGCAATAAGCCCGTTAAGATAGAGATATATGAGAATGACGTTTTGAATACTCAGTTAACTTCTGTTTTGGAAGCTAATAAGTATATTTTTGAGCAAATCGGTATAACGCGTGAGGATTTATTGCGTTATTTCATAATCTCCCAAGATAACCGTTATATGTTCTTTACAGCGTCCGATGGGGATAAAAAGGAGATCATGAACCGGATAACGTCTGCTGATATGATAAATCCCGTCTTAGAAATTCTTGCGGAAAGACTAAAGGAAAAAGAAGCAGAATACAAGCCTTTAGCAGACGAAGCGGACGAGATTACTGTGAGAATAGAGTTATTATCAGAGCAAGCAGAAGAACTGGAAAAAATGAATACTTTTGAGGATGACTTAAGAGCAATTCAAGATCGCCGCGCAGAGATTAAGAGCGAAGCCGGAGAAAAAGCAGTTTTGGTAAAAAAGTATACTTCTTTGATAAAAGAAAAGGAAGTTCAAATACAAGCAATATCCGTCCCAACGGACTCTCAAACAGTCAAAGATAAAGTAAAACGTTTAAAGAGGGAAATTGAGGGTTTAGAGGACACCTTGTTAGAAGATCGTACAATTGAAAGGAAATTGAAATTGGAGTTATCAGAAGCCATTACATGTCCAAAATGTAAACATAAATTTCTTAATCAGTCTGAATTGGGGTTGACGGTACGGGAAACTAAAATGCTTTTGGCGGAAAGTGAGGAAAACGTTCTTGCGGGACAAAAATCCATTAAGATAAAAAAACAGGCTTTAGAAAAAGCAACGGCGAAACTTCGCGAAGTAGAACGCGCTCAAGAAATATTAGACGGACTTGAGGAAGAAAAAGCCCTTTACAAACGCAAATTAAAACGTCAAGAAGAGGAAATAAAGGAATGCACCGAAAGACTCAAAAAACTCGATCGTCAAGAAGAGGAAATAAAGGAGCGCAAGAAGTCTAACGTTCAACTCAAGGCTATACAAGATAAGATCGCCCGTGCAAAGGAACAATTAGAAGCAATAGAACCTCGTATGAAGAGCATTAAGGAGGATTTAGATATGATACGCTTTTGGAATTTTTCTATGGGAAAATCCGGCTTTTCAACGTATCTTGCTAATAAAAGTATAAAGATCATAGAGGGCATAACGAATTCATTTTTGAGGAAGTTTGATGTAGACCTTTCAGTATTGATAAACGGGTTTACGGTTTTGAAGTCTGGAGAAGTGAGGGAGAAGATAGATGTGTTTGTAGAAACGGACGGGACGGATGCGGAAACGTTCCGCGCTAAATCCGGAGGGGAACGCGGTAGAGTGAATCTTGCCGGAGTATTAGGCATTCAGCATCTCATAAATCTCTCTACAAACGGTCGCGGTTTGAATCTTATTTGTCTTGACGAGTGTTTTAACGGTATTGATTCTGAGGGACAAGAAAATATAATAAAGGTTTTGGAAAAAGTAGGAGTGACGATTTTGATGATCACCCAAAATGTCTCTGATAGCTTTAACAATAAGAATAAACTCTACGTTGTAAAAGAGAATAAAGTAGCGCGGTACGTTGATTCTTTACAAAGTTAGTATATAAATATACCGAAAACTTTGTTGGTAATGGAAAATAAAGAAAGAATTAAATACTTCAAAGACAAAAAGATAATAGCAATTGATCCCGGAAAGAATGGCGGCATAGTCGTTTATTCCATAGATCGGGATAAGTTATTGGAGGTTGCCGCAATGCCGGAGACACCCCAAGATGTCTTAAAATTACTTTCTGTCTATCAGTGCAACGCTCGTTGTTATTTGGAAAAAGTAGGCGGAATGCCGGGCCAAGGAGGTTCGGCAATGTTTAATTTTGGGCGTGGCTACGGGCACATAGAAATGGCGCTTTTATCGCGTAATATAAAAACTATTACGGTTACACCTCAGCAGTGGCAGAAATGCTTGCAAGTTGGTAATAAGGGGAAAAAGACTACAACGGAGTGGAAGATGAAGTTGAAAGAAAAAGCTCAACAGATTTATCCGCGCGTTGGAACAGAGTTTGGTTTGGTATATAAAAAGGATTGGTTAGCGATATCAGATGCATTGCTAATCTTGGAATATGCACGTTTAACAGAAAAAATATAAAAGAATATGGATTTAATATACAATTGCTTTTGCTCTAATGAGAATTGCGAAAACCGGAGTAGTAAGATTAAAGCACCGGAGGGTTTTCCGGAATTAACTTGCCCCTTTTGCGGCGCGCCTGTAAAAATTCTTGGTCATGAATCTAATATTTATGGGGCTTATACTTCTGCTTCTAAGGAACAAAAGACGGAGATGTTGAAGAAACGTTCTCATGAGCATTTTGAGAAGCATATCAAACCTTACAAGGAGTATAAGATAAACGAAGCAGTTCAAAGTTTTAACGACTACAAAAAAGGATAGCGCGCCATGTCTTTGGAGAACGAAATTTTCGCAAAAGAATACCATTACCGCCCGAAGCAGGTAAATAAATTCTTGGTCATGATAAAATTCGGTAATACGGAACGCAGACGCTTGGCGTTTAGAAATTTAGTATTCCGTATGATGAAAGATATTGTGGTAAAAAATATAACAAATTATCTTAACCTTTTAAATAATACACCCGTACCCCCAGAGGATTTTCCACCACGCGATGAATTGGTATCAGAATGTTTTTTGGTATTCGACAAATGCATTGAAAAATATAAAGTTCTCCCAAGTCATAACTTCTATTTTTATTTCAACAAATCCCTTTCCCGTAAATTTTTCAAGGATTATCAGAGAGCATTGGTGAATGATAAAATAGAAATGACGGAAGCGATCTACACTTGCCACCCCGATCTTCGTCAAAGGGAAAAGCCGGATACAATAGGCATACTAATGGATATAAACGGGTTTTCTGAATTGGAACGTAGGATTACTATTAGTCGTTTACAAGATATGAAGCCGTCAGATTTTTTGAAGAAGAATCCTGACGTAACCTCCGTGCAATATGGAACAGCGTTAAAGCGTATAAAGGAAATACTAATGAATTTACAAGAACAAGGAGAATTATGAACGGAAATGCAGCAGATTTTTTAGTTTATCAAAAGGCAATAGAATCCCTTATTTTGGAGGGTTGTTCTATTTTACAAATTATCAATCCGGATGGATCGTGTGTATTCTTTTCGGTATTCAATTTCACGGAGTCTTATTTTAATTCCGCGCAATCATTAGATTTCAATACCGTAGAGGGGGTTAACATAACAGACTTCTTAATTAAACAATCAGCTAACTATTCCAACCGGACGTCATTCATTGCTATGTATAACGCTACGATAGACGAGTCACCCGTTGTGCGTTGTCAATTTTACAAAACGGCTCAATGGTTCCTTTGGATGCAGGTTGGGGATGATAGAAAAAGAAGATTATGACACCCAGTAAAAATCAAATAGCAATTTACAAGGCTTTTAACCTTACCCAGCGTGACCTTAATATTTCGGCAGTAGCTGGGTCAGGCAAGACAACAACATTATTAGAATTATTGAAATTTATTCCCGTTGATGAGAGTTCTTTATTTTTGGCGTTTAATAACTCTATTGTTGATGAGTTAAAGAAAAGGAATACGAGACGTGATGTATTTATAAGTACGATTCATTCTTGCGGTTGGCGAGCTATACTAATGAGGTACGGTAGTAAAGTAAAAATGACTCCAGCAAAGGCTTTAATAAAAACGGAAAAAGCACTTGCGCACTACGAGATTGACGAACGTAAACGGGGCTGGTTCCTCTATGCTATTCCTCAGATCATTGATCTTATGCGTTGTAACCTACTTCCTCCTGAGTCGGAGTCGGTAGAATGGATCGGTGAGAGATACGATTTGAATATAGAGGACATTGAGAAGAAGATGGCAGTAGAGGTTTTTGAGGCTATGAATCGCGACCGTTCTTGTTTTGATTTCATGGATATGGTTTATCAACCCGTCTATGATTCCTCTATACGGATGAGAAAATATGATTACGTATTTTGCGATGAAGCTCAGGATTTTTCTATTTGTCAGCAAGAATTCATACGTAAATGCATAAACCGTAGAGGGCGGTTGATTACCGTTGGCGATCCACGTCAGGCAATATATGGGTTTGCGGGCGCTGATGAAAACTCTTATGAAAAGTTAGCCGATTTGAACGGCAAGGCAATCCGGCTTCCGCTGTCTATATCGTACCGTTGTTCAAAAAACGTAGTCCGGGAAGCCCAAAAAATTGTTCCTCAAATTTCCTATTCCCCTACGGCAGAGGACGGCGAAGTGAAATGGGGTAGTTTAAAGGAAATAAAGGATGGAGATTGGATTCTTTGCCGGAATCTTAAACCTTTGGTAGAAGCGTATATTTGGCTGATAAAGAATAAGATCAAGTGCAAGATCAGAGGAAAGGAGATTGGAGAGGGAATTCTTGCTTTGATAAATAAAGTAGGAGGAAGTACGGTTGACGGACTTTTGAAGAACTTAGAAAGAGAGCAAGAACGTTTGATCGAGAAACTCTCCAAGAAAGGCATTAAAGAACCGGATAAGCATCCCAAGATGGAAACCCTACTTCAAAAGATAGAAGTAATAGAGTGTTTAGCAGAAGAAGTAGAGACAATAAAGGGCTTGAGGACGTTAATACAAAGCATTTTTTCGGACGAAGTACGCGGAATACTACTTTCTACTATTCATAAGGCAAAAGGCTTGGAAAATGATAAAATATTCTTCATTTGCCCTGAACTCATCCCCAGTAGGTTTGCTACCCAAGAATGGCAAATAAAGCAAGAAAAGAATCTTTTCTACGTAGCGATAACGCGCGCCAAGAGGGATTTAACGTATGTATCTAAAGTTACATTTGATCAAGAAATTAAAACTAAAATAGAATGCAATCATGGAAAATATTAACAAAAAAGCTCTTGACGATGAGCTCAATATTGAGAAAGGAGAAGAATTGTCAAGACCTCCAAGAAAGTTTATCCCCGTCCCCAAAGTTAATAGAAGCAAAGAAAAACCTAAGAGCGATGGAAAAACAAAAAGGTAGATTTTATTTAGCGCAATCGCTGGATGCTAATGGGAAGAAAGTATATCTACAAAGGTTAGTTTCTCCCAGTTCAGCAAATAATCCTCCTACGATAACGTATGTGCCGGAATTTGCTTTGAGAGGAACGAGTATGTTGGACGTTTTTCAAATGCGTCATATGATCAAATTATCTTCAGGATATATCAAAAACAAGTCTTGGAAGATCGTAATGTTTGAGATGGAGGTAGAAATACCGTCCTTTGCTAAGACTGATTTTGAGAATAACTACGTTGATCTTCTATACGAGCAAGGCATACGCAGGTTCTCTTTATCGGAGAAAGAAAAAGAGGAATATGAATCTTGGAAGAAAACCTTTAAGTTATGATGGAGTACAGAAAACTGACCATTGGCGATAAAGTAATGGTAATATCGCACGGTAAATTAGTAGGAGTATCAAAGGTTGTTCTTGTCTTTAATGATACCGCATTTATAACTCATAAGGGGCTTGGATATAATACTACGATTTCTACAACCGCAAATTGTCAAGGATTCATTTGTATGATAGATCATTGGGAGTATTACCTATATAATAAGGAGACTTGCGACCGGAGAGGTTTTGAATATAAAGAGATAGCATAGTTTATATTGTTTGTTGTAATTTTCTATAAGTTAGATTATCGATTATCACTTTTTGTTAAGGATTGCTTGTGAAAGTAGTCCTTTTCTTTTAACAAAAGTTAAATTCCTTGGATTTCCATAAAATATTTGGGCAAAAGTTTTGTAGATATTCTCAAAGTCACTATCTTTGTAGTGTAATTAAGAAATAACAAACTAAAAATACAGAAAATTATGAAAGCAACAGTAGAAAACATGTTAGTAGGCGCAACATCAGTAGAAGCAATGGAATTTGTAGAAATACTTAATATCATTACAAATTCAGATACCGAACATCAATTGAGAACTTTTATGTCTTTCCACTCTCCAGAGATCAAACACTTTGAATATGGATTTGGTAAAAATCACCTTTGGGTTATTCGTAAGGGTGGAAACGGAGAACGTTTAATTTTTGTAGAATTCTAAAAAGGAGGAAGAGAGTTATGGAAGAAAGAAAAACTTTAAATATCGAATTACCGCAGTTCCCCTCTGCGGTAATATCAGAAGATTCCCAAAACTATTACGTAGACCTCTGTACAGGACTGGGTGAGGGAATTTATCCCAAGGATAGTTTCAGTCTCAATTCAGCAATACAAGATCAAATCAATTTATAAACAAAAAGAATTATGGAAAAAGAAAACATTGACATCCTTTGTTTCTCAACGGACGTTAGAGGAACGCACATTTCAGAGATGGCTAATTATGCTTTAAATAATTTTGGCGCAAATTACGGCGTGGTAGGACAGATAAGCGGACGCGCCTATGGTATCCCAACGGTAACAAATTCCGGCAGTCCGCTTCCGTTACCCGTATTAAGATCAAACATAGTATTGCTTTGTCTAACGGCAGCGGAAAATCCTGATCATACGTTTCATCTCCCAAGCCTTATGTTTGGAGATGAATCTTATTTGGATGATGATATGTTATCTACTTGGATAAAGGAAAGCGGATTTGGAGAAATTCCTAATTTGATATTTGAGCGTCATAATCATTATTGTAAAAGCCCTATTATTGGGAGATGGTATTATTGTTTAGGTAAAATCTTTGCTGGATCAATAGTTACAGAATCCCCTAATATTGATAAGAAAAGCCGCAATGCTGCTATGACACTTAAAGAGTTTCGTGAGGAATGGGAAAAACTTATTAAAACTCCGATTTTGAAAGGAGATGATGATACGGAATTAATTTCTTTGAGAACTCCAAAATTGCATTCTCACGGGATTATGGAAAACGTATTAAGGGAACAAGGCAAGATCACCGCAGAGGAAGTCATTGTTGACGTTCTATGGCGCGATCTCTTCGAAGACTATAAATATGTACCGGGAGACGCTAATCACATTGTAGTGACTAAAGAAGAGTTTATTGAATTTACTCAAAAATAAAATAGATAGAGGAATATGAAAAAAAAGGAACAAAGCCGTCAGTGCAATACTCCGCAAGAACTTCTTCGCCGTCATCAAGCCAAAAGGAAAGAAAAACGTTTTGCGCCATCAACGCTACTCTTGGAGATAATAGAGAATTGGAAAAAGAAGAAAAGACGTAGATAGTAGAGAAAGATATGAGTGAAAAGGAATTAAAGGATTTACTCAAGGGCTACGATCGCACGGCAGTATTACGGAAAGACTCAAAACGCTCTTTCCGTATCTTCCTATACCGTAACCTACGGCGTATGCAGATAATGACCGCAATACAAAAAAAGGATGATTGGCGCGTAGAGGGAATATCAGAATACACGCCCATACTTCCCGATCAGCCCGTAACCGTTATCCGTCTCACGCGTCTCCGTATCGCCCCGAATACGAAGAGACTACGCCGTAGAACCCCATACGCCAAGGGAAGCGCAGATATAGAGGAAAACGAATAAAATCGTAACAATAAAAAATTGTATGGAAGAAAGAAGAAAGATACCTATACCAGAGGACGTTGTAAATGCAAGAGAATACCTAAAGTGGTATGCGTATAATTCTCATCCCCTACTTCGCAATCCCCGCCAAATAGTTTCTACTGGGGAAGAAGTAAGCCTTGGACTTATGCCTCATCTTTTCGCCAAAGCCATAGAACACTTGTCTACCAAAGAACAAGAAGACCTCATGGAGATGAAAAAGAAGTGGATGTCATTGAACGCCAAAAGGTCTGCAGCAAGCGCCAAGGCTTATGGACGAGCAGGATGTCTTGGGAAGAATCAAAGGACGGATAAGGAGAGAGGATATAAGTTAAGCCCCTATGAGGAAGACATAATGGAACTTCTTGGGCGTATGTTTACCGTACCGGAGGTTATGAAGATTCTTGGAGAGGAGAACGGAATATGCGTATCAGAGGACGATGTCAAAAGAGTTTTGAAGACTCATATAATAGAGATTGAACGGAGACGGGAAGAATACCGGAATAAGATAACGGACGTACGGTTGTATAACAAGAGACCTCGTTTGGACGAACTATGTTGGATGTATTCTAAAATGAAGTCCCGGTATATAGTTTTGAATTCCGTAGACGCGTATAATGCAATGCTACGTACTTTGGAGCAAATCCGTAAGGAAGCAGAGGGTGACGTTTTGAACATTAACGGGGTTTTGGATATAAATATAGAAGCTACTATTCAGAATCATATACAAAAGGAAATTCTCAAGACTATAAATCTGAAAGAAATTATTTTGGGACGCGTTGCAGCCCGTATGGGATTCGATCTAAAGAAGTTGATTGCCGGACTTCATAATTCCTACTACGCAAAGTTCGTTGATATAGGAGGTGATTATGATCCGCAAGCAGAGATGGTATACCCGTCAACGATGGCTTATGACTTTACGGCTATTGAGAAACAAAGCGGACGAGAAGTACAAGACATCAAGGCAGAGGAAGTAACGGAGGAGGAAAAGACATCCGCTCAAAGAACAAAAGAAATGTTCTTGAATAAGATTCGCCGCCAAAAGGAGGATTTAGAGCAGCGTCAAGGACGTATGGACGTGGAAGCAGAAGCCTTGCGTGAACCCGTAGATGAAGAACCATTTCAGCCCGTTAAGAGAGGTTTTGGACGAGCCAAGGATAAGATAATATTCTCCAAGCGTTCAGAGAATCAAGGCAAGGTACGTAATCGGGATTACTATACCGGAGAAAAGAAAACTAACAAAAAGAAATAGGAGGTCGTTATGAATATTGTAGCAAAAGTTTTGGAAGAAAATCCGTCAAGCGTTCTTTTGTACGTTTCGTTTTGGGTAGAAGAAAAGGAATACTTTTGGCGGTATTATATCTCTAAGCGTTCTATAAAGATTGTCAATGAAGCAACGGTACGTATTTCCCCGTTAGCATTCCAGTCGCTAAGGGATGATATAAAAAGGCGTCATTCTTTTAAGCAAGTACAATACGCGTTCCGGTTTGCGCCGGAGAGAGTAAGTTGGGATAAACCTTGAAAGGCTATGATTGGAATATTTATTTGCGCGGTAACGGTCTATTGCTTTGGAGAAGTAAAAGGAGGTTTGCGTTGGGATAAGTTAGTACGTCCTGAGAATTTCTTATCAGAATGGCTATTTTGGTCTTTGGCGACTTCTTTGTTTTTACAAATCATATTCGATCTACAAGGTTTATAATAGGGAATTTGAGAAAGGAGAAAGAGAATATGTTTCAAGAAGAAATTTCAACAAGATTTTATAGAGTTTCCAAACATTCAGAAATAAGGGAAAATTTTAAGCAAAAAGGAGTAACGGAGGAGGACTTCAGAGACGCTCTTTATGCAAGTAATGATCGTGCAAAACCGGACGATGGCATTGAAGAATTCGTACAAAGAATTTTTCACCCTACTGAGGAAAACTTACAAGAAGAAAAGGAATTGGATATATAAGCGAACGTTTTATGAAAGATGAGATTTTGACGGAATATGCTATTAAGGGAGTCGTTGCCGTATTGATCTTTGTAGCAGTTTACGTTTTCATAGCCTTTTCTGTATACTCTTGTTTAAGCGATTCAGAAAAAGAGGAAGTACAAAATATTGAGATGCAAAGATGTCACGTAACGAAATTAAGAGAGAGAGAGAGTCAGAATGAAAGACACGTTGGATGATCGAATATCTGCCTTGTATGAGCCGTTATTACTTCGCGCTAAGGTTCTTCTATCCGGAGACGTAGAGATGGCACGTGACGTTACAAGTGATGTTATACTCCGTATGCTTTCTAACAAGGATAAATTTGAAGACGGAACGAATCTCAACGCTTGGGGATATACGATTTTGAAGAACTACATTATTAATCTTCATAGGAGATACGCCAACAAAACGTTTTTGAGAGATAACGCGGATGAGGAAGAAAGAAGTATGTTTGAGCGTTTAGACCTTTTGACAGAAGATACGGATGATTACTCAAGATCACTGGACGTCCGGAGTGCTATTGCCGCCTTACCGGAAATATACCGCGTACCAATAAACTATTTGATTTGCGGATATAGGTATGATGAAATAGCAAATATTATGGGGATAGAAATGGGTACGCTGAAAAGTCGTATCTTTCACGCCAGAAAGAAATTAACAAAAGTTTTAACCGATTAAAATAGTATTATGAATTTTGAAGATAGTTTTATTGCCCTTGTAGCAGTCGTATTTATCATTACAATGACTTTATGTATTTTACATTTTGGAGTAACGCGTCAAAAGTTCATAGACTCTTTCCGTCTTAATCGGATTACAAAGAGTCGTAGAGCAAGCAGCCTATCAGACGAAGAGTTGGAAGCACGCGTAAGGGAAATAATTTGGATGAATGATGATAGAATTATCCGCAACGGGTATGTAATAAAGATAGACGAAGAGACGAAAGGAACGCGGACGGCTTTAATAGCAATTGAACTTTATACCAGCAATCCATTTTGTTTACAAAATCCGGTATTCATTCGTACCGATATAGCCGGAATAAACTACAAGGCAGAAATACTCAATACAAAGCGCATTGCGCGTGAGTATGAGGATATGATGAAAATAGCAAGAATACCGTTGAGAAAAACTTTTGAGTATCTATCGAAGATTGAACGCGGTGATGAAGAAGCGATGAGGGAAGTCGAACAACGTTACGTTAGATACGTACTTGAAGAAATTTTATAACCAGTTATTAGATACTCCATAACTTCTTTTTAGTTTGAAGAACTAAGTTGTTTATTTACGTGTTGCGACTTCTGGGAAGCGTCCCGGATTACTTTTTTAATTGATAAGTCAAATAGTCGAATGGTAAACTGTGACATGGGAAAGAGTCTGGTCTGTGAAGATCGGACTTTTTTATTGTTGATTTGCCCGATATTTATAAACAAAAGTTAAATTCTTTGGTAAAAACGAAAATTTCTTGTTAATAATTTTGTAGGATCAATAATTGTCCTTATCTTTGTACTGTTCTTAGAAAGGAACACATAACAAAGTTAGAAATATAACAACTTAAAAATACAGAATTATGAAAACTATCGAAAATCCAATCGCAAACGTAGCTAACGAAGTAGTTAACCAGAGTATTGTAACACTGAACGAGTTTAAGAACGTAAAACTTTCAAGCATCTCCAGTAAGAAACGTACAGAAGCAAAAGAGAACCGCGCCCTTGCTACGTCAGTTCTTGATAATTGGGATAACGTAGAAGTTCTTGAGAAAATCTTTTGCGATAAGGAAGTAACTAACGAGACTATAAAAGGTATTGTCTTTGATCGTATGACTGCTCTTCGTGCCGCTCAGGGTATTGCTAAATTAGAAGCGGAAAAGGCCAAGAAAGAAACTAAGCAAGAGAAGAAAGCAGAAAAACCCGCCAAGAAAGAGACGTTTGCCGCTAAGGAAACAAAGAAAGTAGGCGATCTCCATAAGAATGGTAAATGGGTATGGACTGAATACGCCCCCGGTAAGTTTGATTGGCGTACGCGTCCAGAACTTAAACAACGTCCCGGCGCGAAAGCTAAAGCCGGGGAAGAATCTACGAAGAAAGGGAAGCCTGCTAAAAAGGCAGCTTCCAAGGCTTCTACGGTCAAATCTCCGGTTAAGAATACCGAAACTAATACGAGCGATGAACCTAATCAGAAACTGCTTACAATTGACGAATGGATTGCTCTTCCTAACAAGCGCTCTATTGTAGTAAAGAAGATATCAGACGCTCAAAAAGAAGCATTCAAACTGATCATGAAAGGTTATCGACTAACTTCAGATATGAAATTCTTTGAGAACGGTGAAAGCCGCAAAAGTTGCAATATAGAAAGCGTACAAGCGCTGTTCGCTCGTTACGGAATAAACTATTTGCCGGAGGGACTTGTAAAATGAAAGTGGCTCTTTTATATGAATTCAGAGAGATAGAGAAAACTCCGATATATATTTTGACCGCTGTAGTAAGACTACGAAGAAACGGCAAATTCATATCGGGAGTTTTTCATTTTCTCATTCCAGCAGTTTGGGATATACGTGATGCTTATTCTCCTGACCTAAGTGAGAAGATATATAGTTTGGAGGAGGAAGAATACTACGTAAGTGTACAAGATTTCTTGCGTCAAAAATACCGTGTTCCTTTTGATCGTACAAAGTTACTAAAGATAAAAGAAATTGTAAAAGAGAATTAATATGGAAAAAGTTACAAGACAAGAAGTACTTGAAAACATGCAAGACTTTGTAGTTAGAACCGTTACAGAATTTGGAAAACCTTATACGTTAGTTACTGTACGTATGAAGAATGGATTCATACTACAAGAATCTACAACTTGCGTAGACCCAGCCGGATATAGTGAGGAAATAGGCAAAAATATTTGCTTGGAGAAGATTGAGGATAAGATTTGGTTTTTGTTAGGATATTCCTTGCAAGAAAGGTTGTATAATGAAAGGCGTTCTAAGGAAAATTTAGTATGAGTGTAATTGATTGTAATAAAGAACAAACAGAGAAAATTCTCAAAAATGTATTTCTCAAAAGAGCCAAAAATAGTCGAAGTTTCGCAAAACGTTGAAGATGAAATTTATTTCATAAGTGCCAGAACAGTTCCCGGTAATTTACGTACTTTTTGTCAATTCCGTGAAAGAGTAGTGTTTGTAGAAGTATATAAGGGAAATAGGCGTTATGATTTATTGCCGCAAAATTGCCCCGATAATTTAATGAAACATATTAATGATGCTTGTGTAAAGGCTATATCAAATTGGGAGATGGAAAGTGATATTTTTATTGAGGAAGAGAACACCCTTGAACAAGACTCAATTAAGACTCACGGAAAGATAATAGATTTGCGTACGATTATTTGTATTATTTTAGCAATACTTTTACTCTTATCTTTATTGATAAGATAATGCGGTAGTAATATGTACGTAGTAATAAACGACCGGATATGGGATTTGAGGGAATTGAAATACATTTCCCCAGTTATCGCCATAGATAGTAATATTGCGACTATAAATGCTGGGGATGCTTCCTTTACTTCTCATATAGACAAGAATACCGCCTTTAGGATTCTTAGTGCGGTTGGAGAAGAAGACAAATGGGAGCAATTGATAACCGGCATGACAAACGAAGTTTTGGGCTACTTCTTTTATCTCAGATTTGAATATCCAAGAGAAAGAATTCAATCTATATTATGCTCAAAACTATACGTAGACCGAGAAGTAGCTCAAGACAATTTAGACAATATATCCACTATGATAAATAGAGAATTTGATAAATTACCAAAATACATTATATAACGATGTTTAATACAGAATTTGAGCATTTCGCTTTTGATTTTTATGATCTCTTTGACGATAGGGAGAGAAAAGAGGGCGAAATGGAAATAAAGATTCTTGGTAAGAAATTTAGAACCAAGAAAGAAAAGGAGAGATTGAAAGGAATACGCGAAAGAGCAGAAGAAGTAGAATATGAAGAATTGTAAAAGAGATCGCCAAGACAGTTTTCTACTTTTGTATATCATAGTGTCGGTAATAGCTGCCGCAGTGCTTTTAGCCTTGGAGAAACCTCATACGCCTCCAGTAAAGCAATACAAAAGAGAAGTAGCACAAACGGATACCTCCGTAATATACCGGACGTATGAATACCGTCTCATTTCAGTCCGAACGGATACCGTACCGCGCAAGAAACGAGTGAAGAGTACTTTGGAATTACCCCATTGAAATCAATTATAGGAAGTTACGAATTCAAAATTTACGTAACTTCCTATTTTGTTATGTATGAACTAATTTAAATTTTGTAAGATTATGAAAAATTTGTATGTAGATTGCAATTCACGTACCGTTCAGGTATCACGTATTGGTATAGGTTTGGACGTTTCCGCAGCCGGAGTAGTAACTGATATACCCATTCCTCAATTTGTAAGAGTTAAGGCTGTAGGAGGAGAAGCAAGAATCAAGCAAAACGGTGACGCAGGTGATGGCGTACTTCTATCGGAGGGAGAGACTGAGTATTTCTTCTTAGAACGTCAGCTGGAGCTTGTAAGTGGTCAAATTAACGTAATGTACTAAACGCTATGTTAGGACGTTTTGGAAAATTAGGAAATATTACCCCCTCTTACCGCGCTTCCGGTGGCGGGGGTAAAACGTATAAGTTGTTTGATGCTTGGGATTTTTCTACTAAGAATAATGATAGCCCTAATCCAGAACAAATGGTTGGAGAGAAAGGTCACGTTCTTAATTTGAGAAATTTCGCTTTTGCTGGTTCGAGTGGGTATGGGATGTATTCGACTTCCATAAGCAGCGAATGGACGTATACAACTTCCTCTTTGGAAGTTATTGATACTAATTTAACGCGTACTGTAAATAATCCAACAGAATCAACTTGGATATTAGCTATTAATCCCAGTGGTACTACTCAAAGAATAACTAAAGAAGTTCTTGGTTTTAATTTTGAAGTGAGCGGACTCATTGAGGGTACTGTTTTAACGACATATTCATGGAGAGACGGATCAGCTAACCGTTATACTACAAGGATAGAGACTAATGGAATACAATCTTATCCGTATAGTGATGAACATATTTTTGAAGAAAGTGAGACAAGTTTATCAATAGGCATATTTTTTGCTAAATTAGCAGAGGGACAAGAAAACGTTCCAATAACTATTAAGTTACTTCCTGCTAATTACGAGGGCGCATTGGTATTTGACGGCTATGATGACCGCGTAGCTATTTCTTTTGCTGATACGATAGGAGTTGGAGAAGATTTTACAATATTGGCTGATTATCAACCTATTTATAATGGGAATGTTTCTGTTACGTTCCTTTGTCCTTTCTTTAGAACTAATGTAGATAATCAAACGTATGCAAGATTATTCAAGTACGCTGATCCTCTTCCAGATACGCTTTATGTAAGGAGTGTAAGAGGTTACAGCTACCCTTATTCTACAAGAATACCGAATCCAAAGGTAGCCCCTCCAGATGCGGATGTGGTTTCTTATGTTACAAATAGTGGATTGGAAGATTATAAGTTCAATTTCTTGCATTTGAACGGTTTTTATCTTTTTGATGAAGAGGGCGGACAAAGCGGTAAAGCGCCTACAACTTGTGCATTTTACAAAGTAGCTCTTTATAAAGGAGCAATGACTCAAGAAGAAATGGACGAGGAAATAGCAAAGCAATTCCCCGGTTCAAAATCCGTTAGGGCGTTAACCTCAGATGACGTTGAGGAGTACGTACCAAGTGATAATTTATCAGATTATCAAAAGTATATTGTCATTCCTATGGACGAACTTTATTCAAAGGATGATAATTGGGCAATTCGTATTACGAACGTAGCGCGGACGGAAGCCGTAGTACATCTTGAAGAATATGACCGCTGGTATCCTCCGATCTATCGTACCGTTTCAGAGGGTGAACAAGAAAGAGTTTACATTCATCCCGTTATAACTGGACGGGAATTAAAGGATTTACTTGAAACTCCAGAATGGAAGTCTGACGTAGAAGCGATTTAATTGTCATAATTCCCATATTATATATGGAATAAGTTAAAAAGTCATAATTTCCCAAAGATTTTATGACTTTTATTTTGTCCGTATCTCCAAAACCATTACCTTTGTACTCATAATCGAAAAACAAATTGTAAAACTAAAATACAGAAAATTATGAAAGCAACAGTAGAACTTACAAAACAAGAAATTATCACTTGTATTACAAGCATTAATAGAAATAGAGATATTGATCAAGAAACAGCAGTTTTGTTGACAAATCAATTTCGCAAGGCTTTAGGTTGTCCAATAGATTTGAAGTATGATAAGTCTTGGGAAAACGTAGCAAAAAATCTCATGGAATATATCCAATATTTCTACTTGCGCAAGAGTTTATATGACAAAGAATTCCCTCAAGAATACGTTGACCGTATAAAGACGGCTGCTGAAAAATTCTTCTCGTCTAATCCAGAATACCTCGATGAGACGTGTCTCGAAGAACTGGGATACGGGAGTGAGAAAGATTTAGAAAAATACAGAACCCTTAAAGACTTTAAAGAACTTGGAGACGCGTTAACGGAATATTTCTTAGAGATAAAATAAATATGAATATTTTAGAAATAATCAATGGACGGTTTGGGAACAAGGTTCTCCGCCGTCCCTATCGGGGGATTTGGAAAACGTTTGTTTTGGTTCTTATATTCTTTGCCGCTTTATATCCGTTCATACGCATTATGAGTTGGATAACGGATTTTTGTAATTACGTATTTTATTAATCAAAAAGGAGGAAGAAATTATGACGCAATCAGAAACTATTTTAACGGTATTTTGTTTCTTAACAATATACTTTGCCGTCTGCTGGCCAATCGGATTCTTAGCAGATCAAAGAGGTAGAAATTTTTTAGGTTGGACTATATTGAGTATGATCTTCAGCCCCATAATAGGGTTCGTACTCGTATTAGCTTTTGGAGAAACAGAAGATAAGCGTGAGGCAAGAATCCGAAAAGAAGCAAAAATTTGGTTTGAGGAAGAACAAAAAGCAAAATCATGAACGTAGAAACTGCACAAAGAGTTATAAAGAAAATATCTTGGGCTATAACAAAAGAAGAGCGTTTTCTCAATCTCGTATCAAGGGCAATGAATATGCCTCCCAAGGAACGGGAAAGAATACTGAAAGACGCTCTTTGGGTGGACGGAACTATACCCAGTCAAGTTCAATACGCGATACGTAAACGGGAGAAGTTAGTAAATGCGAGAGATAGACTGACGAAACGTTACTGTAGCAATGCTGTAAACCACAATGGAAGTGACTTTCATAGTTCTAAGGTAGGGATTTATTCTAATGAAAAGATCAATGCTTACAAGTCACGCAATTCTGAACGTGTAACTTTCATAGATTTGTTTGCGGGAATAGGAGGTTTTCATCAGTCTTTGCATTCTCTTGGAGCTAAATGTGTATTTGCGAGTGAAATTGATAAGAACGCCCGAATAACCTATGAACATAATTACAAAGATATTTCTCCAAACTTGTTTGAGAATGATTATAAGTTATTCAATTCCGATATAACAAAACAGAATCTTTCAGAAATACCGGACTTCGATATACTTTGTGCAGGATTTCCTTGTCAACCTTTCTCTATCGCCGGAAAAAGAAAGGGATTTGATGATACAAGAGGAACTTTGTTTTTCAATATTGCCAGCATAGTTAAGGAAAAGGTGCAAAACGCCAAGGCGCCAAGGCGCCAAGGGTTCTTTTCTTAGAAAACGTAAAAGGATTAAAGAATCACGATAAAGGAGAGACTTTGAAAGTCATATTGGAGACTCTTTCTGAATTGGGATATTCTTATAGATATGAAGTTTTGAATGCTAAGAATTTTGGCGTTCCTCAAAATCGTGAACGTTTGTTTATTATAGCTTGGTATAATAAAACAATACATATCAAAGATTTTAATTTCCCCTACGGATTAAGACCGGATGGAACGCATATTTATGATCCTCAAAAGGTACAAGAAGAAAAAATCAAAACAAAACTTTCAGATATATTCGAGCCAGAATCAATAACTGACCGTTACGCTATTAGTGACGTTGCTCTACGCGGTTATCAAAGAAGAAAGAAAAGGAATGAAAAGAAAGGCAATGGCTTTGGATATTCACTTTGGGATAGAGATAGTGAATATTGTTCAACTCTCTTAGCAAGATACTATAAAGATGCGAACGAAATACTAATTTATCAAGCTGACAAAGGAAAGAACCCAAGGAAATTAACTCCAGTAGAAGCCGGACGGCTACAAGGGTATTTCATAGAGGGAAACGGTTGGATGAACAAGAAAACAAAAGATAGGTATAAAGACAATATGGAGTTTAAAATAGCAGTTTCAAATACCGAATCCTACAAGCAATTTGGTAACAGCGTAGCTATCCCAGTAATAAAAGCTATATCAAAAGAAATTTATCGTCAAATTCTCAAAAAGTAAATTTGCCCAAAAGAGACTTTTGTTTCTCTTTTGAGTCCCCGTAGGGGACGTTTTCTCTTATTTTAGAGTTCTTAGTATTAACCCTATAATACTTTGAAAATAGAGAAACTAAGAAAAAGAATTTGATAGATTTTCTTTGCTACTTTCTTTGATCTATAAGGGGGAAAGAGTGTTCAAGGTTACTTCAGTTATTAACTATCAAAATTTAGATGACAGTATGAAAATTGTAAAAGCGATAGCAAAAAGGATTCTGAAAGAAGAATTAAGAGTCCAAAGAGAAATTAATCAAGAGTTATGTCAGAATCTCAAAGAAGCAAATAAAAGTATTAAGTATTACAGAGCAAAATACGAGTGTTATAAAAACAAACAAAAGTTAAATACTGCTTCTCAAGAGATTGCAGATATTATCAGTCAATATCCAAGCGTACAAATTTACTACGATATGGTAGCAAAAGAACTTGGATGCAAGGTAGAAGAAATAGCATATCTTTCCGTTCATCCAGATTGGGAAGAAACCGATGAAGAGGGTTGGAGGTATAAATCATTCTTTCCAAAAGATTCTACTTTGGAAGTAACAATGATTCATCCAAACTATTCCACCAGTGATTTTTGTATCGGTACGGTAGTTAGGATTATTTACAATGGAACTACGTTTATCGCTGAAAGAAATAATTCTCCTTGTATAATTTACTCTAATTCAAAAACGTATAGTCATGGTAAAGGTTCGTTTAAGTCAAATCAAGGAGGAATCCAGTAAACCTGTTAGGATTCGTAGAGAAAACGTCAGCAAGGTCAAAAGAACCACTAACTATGACGATTCTTATGACGAGGACTACGAAGATGATGAAGATCAGAAGCCGGAAGAGGATATGAAAACCCGGCTTTCAAAAACAATACTACATTTCAAATCCGAGGGAATAACTATGACGGCTTGGGATTTAAGTACCATAGAGCCGGAAATGCGGTTTGTAGAGAGTCCGAGACCGCACTGGGAATACGGCATAGTTATAAATAAAGGCTTGACGCCGGGGCAGTTTATCCAGAAAACCGATTTGTACATTTGGTATCGGAACGAGGAAATGCGGGATAGGAAAATGAAACATCTTCTGGAAGTCCTTAAGGAAAATGGCATGAATATCATAGAGATATAGAAAATTCAAATATAAGTATGTTTGAAATTATGTTTAACTAAAATTTTTGTAAAAATGAAAAAAGATGAACTTGTAAAAGAGATCGCCAAGAAAACTGGATTATCTCAAACGGACGTTAATGCCGTTATCACAACCATGCAGCCCATTATCGCGGAAGCCGTTATTGAGCGTGGAGAAGAACTTCAATTGCTTGACTTGGGTAAATTCAAACGTCAAGTGCGTGCTGCTCATACCGGACGTAATCCGATGACTGGAGAAGCCCTTGAGGTGCCAGAAACTCATACAATGATTTTCAAGGCGGCTTACAAACTGAGAAAAGTAATTGAGACTAAGAAACCAGCTGCTAAGAAAGCTAAAAAGTAAAGAATTACAAAACAGAAAGTAAATTTTATATTATTAATCATTTCGTTTCAAAGAATAAGAGAGGTTTTAACATTGCTTATTGCCTCTCTTTTTCTTTCTCCCAAAGTTTATAAATCTATATAAAACTTATGGTATGAAAGCAATTTTAAGTGAACAGAATTTTCCAAAATTCCTTGTAGTTAACGAACTACCGGAAAAGTCCTCAACCAATAAATACCTACCGCGTCCTTGGAAGAAAGGTGAATTGGTAAAAGTAGCGCCCTTTTCAGATCAAAAACGTAACGGCAGGTACGATGACCGTTTCAAGTTTGCTACTTCTCCTACTCCAACGGAATTTCGAAAAAGGTTTGTAAAAATAATCCGAAAGGATGAGAATGGAGAATGGAGTTTAACTCACATAGCAGGTTGGGAAATATTTAACCCTTTAACAAAAAAGAAGAAATGATATCAAAAAGAATAGGTTCTCATAACTCTTTGAGTTACATTAAGCCTCAGTGGTGGTTTAGAATATTGAATTGGACTACCCGTTGTCAATCTTTAAGCATAAAAAAACAATACGAGAAAGGGGTACGTTTATTTGATATCCGGCTGAAGTGGTCTAAAGAACGTCAAGACTGGGTAAGCGGACACGGCATTGCTACTTATGATATTGACGTTTGGGAAATTATAAGCTATTTGAATTATGTTGGCGGATGTACGATAAGGATTATTCTTGAAAAAGGAGACGAGGATAGATTCATAAGTGACGTTAAAGATATGCTTGCTTTATTTTTGGACGTTGAATTCATATGCGGTCGCAAAAAGAAAGGTTGGGTTAAACTTCTTCCGGAACTTCCCGAACCGGAACTGAATCATTTCTATTGGACTCATGACCGTTGGTGGAAAATACCGTTCCCCAGAGTTTATGCTAAAAGACATAATGCGGAGAATTTCGAGAAAGCAAACGATGAACGTTGGTCATTATTCGATTTTGTATGATAACTTCTAACTATTTAGTACACGATTGCGAGACGGGTGGATTGGATGCGGATAAAAACCCAATAACTCAATACGCTTGTATCATTTTAGACGGTCGGACGCTTAAGGAACTTGACCGTTATGAAACCTTTGTTAAGCCTTATGGGGATTTAAAGATAGACGAGGTAGCATTGAAAAAGACTATGGTAACAATGTCTGATATAAAGCGCGGTGTTCCGGTAAAGGAATTTGTAAAAACGGTCGTTTCCCTATATAAGCAATACCAAAGCAACGCAAAGTATAAGGAAGCTCAACGGCTTATCTCAGTAGGTCATAATATACCGTTTGATCATAACTTCTTGAATTACGCTTTTGATTTCTGCGACGCGGGAGATATATGGCAATACATTCATCCCAACTTCATAGACACATTGCCTTTGACGAAATTAGCATTCGGAATAAACGGAGATGAAAAGATACGACTTTCAGATGCGGTGCGCTATACAAAGCTAAAAATCACGGACGCTCACGGAGCAATGAATGACGTAGAAGCGAACGCGGACTATTTGCGTTGGATTATGAAGCGTCTACGATCTAAAAAGGGCGTTGGGGCGGACTCTGAAGAGAAAGAACGCGCCAAAGGTCAGGAATTCTTTGAGTTTAAATGCGCTGGGAAGTCTCCAAAATAATATTTCCCAAAGTTTATAAAGAAAAATTGTAAAACAAATTGTAAAATTATGAAACGCGAAGAAGAGATCAAGACAAGTTTAGAACTTGCTTTAGAAGAAATTTTGAGATTTGATAGAATGAACGTTTGGATATCGGTTAGAGAGCGTCCAATAACTAAGATTCTTGAGGAATCGGGCTCAACTAAAAACTATTCTCCATTTGTTCTTAAGGCACTTAGTAAAGTAGGTTTGGTTGAAGTAGACGGTAAAAATAGTCATCAAAGATACAAGATAAAATCTCAAGTCATTCCAGACATAAAATTCTTGACAGATACTATCTATAATGACTACAACGAAAGATATACAAAATATCAAAATAATCGCTACCTAAAAATTAAAGAGTTGAAAGCAGAGATTAATGAATTTGATAAATATCCACCGTCACCAAAGTCTGATTTAACTCCAAAGCGTACATATTCGCGCAAAGATGCGCAACAAGACCTCGAATTCTCTCCAGCTGTTAAAGTGAAACGTCAAGTAGTTATACCTACTTTGGGTGATATGAGATTTGCATTGAAAGACGGAGGAATTGTTGAGGGTAAAATAGTCTCCTTGCATTATGCAGATGATAGGAAGTCGATTTTGTATAACTTGGAGATAGTTAACTCAAAATGGCAATCCATATACAAAGATTTAGAAAACTCTGAAACGTCTGCCATCCCTGAGAAGTATTGCGTAATGAGTGATTTGGGAGTTAAAGACCTATTTGAGAATCCTATGGAAGTTGCTGAGTACTTAACGCGTCACACTTTGAAATACATTAAGAGATAAAACAAGTATGAATATCAAATAAAATTGTAATTATTATGTCAGAATTGGAAAACAAAACGGAAGAAGCGCCAAAGCGAAAGAGACTCACAAAAGAGGAACGCGAAGCCGCCATTGCAAATGGTACGTTAAAACCTCATCCGAGACGTACTAAGAAAACTGAAGACGGGGAGGATAAAGAAGAAGTAAAAGAACCTATTGCGTCAACCGATCAATCAAAGGAAGAATGCGACAATAGAACGGTATGTTTACCGGAAGAACAAAGCGTATTTATTATGGCTTGTTTGCATCCGTCTACTTCTCAGAAAACAATCGAGATTGCCAAGAATAATGGTCTTGAAGTAGTTATTTTGGAAGATCAGGTTATCAAAGATTATCTTGATCTCAAAAGAGACGGAGATAATACCAAAAAGACAATAGGAGATTTCTTGAGCAATTCTTCTAACCGTCTTAAGGCTGAGGAATCTTGTAAGAAACTTTTCACGATCATTACCGAGGGCGGACGAATAGAGGATTCAGAGAACTACATTTGCACTCTTTCTACCGTAGTTCGTTCTACGAATCTTAACTACAATAAAGCAAAAGAACTTTTGATACTTTTACATACCTTTGGACTTATACAATATACTAAGGGAACTCACGAATTCAAATTTACCTTTAGTAAAGACCTGCGTAGAAATACGATTTTGGAAGAAATAAAGGGCATGTTAAAAGTCCTTAATCAAGATATTCAGCGTATGAAAGTCGCTATTGATACGGACGATGGATTGAAAAAGGAGGAAAAAGATGAAATGTATAAAATGCTCATGCGTAGAATTGACGAAACAATTGAGTATTAAGTTTCATACAAAGTAAAAAGATCAATATACCTTGCCTAATTATACGGGCAAGGTTTTTGTGTTTTTAGAAAGGAGATAAGACATTATGCCTATTTCAGAAAACGGAGGATTAATTTTACAAACCCCAATGCACAGATTGCAGTGCTTAAACATTGTTGATGAAATAATAGAGGGTTTGGACGAAAGAGGAATAAATGAATTGCTTTTAGGATCAGAGGGTGATTTAGATTTCGTTATTGATAACTTAGTTCGGGATACGTTTGAAGTGATGTATACGGGCAAAACTGACGTGGATTTTGCGCCTAAATATACTGAGCGTCTATCAGAGTCTATTGAAGAGACTTTAAGAACTCATAATTTGACGTATTTCATTACTTCGGTTTTACCGGATTTTCAACTCTCTTGGCACCACATAGAATGGGGTGATCTCGTACATAGACATAAGAAACTTTGTATAGAAGCGGCGCGCGACCACGGAAAGTGCGAAGCAGTCGGCACTCCAGTTTTAATGTTTGATGGACGCATAAAAAAAGTCGAAGAAATTAAAGTTGGAGATTTACTAATGGGGGTAGATTCCACTCCACGTAAAGTCACCGCTGTTCATAGAGGTTGGGATGATCATATGTACAGAATTGATCAAAGCAAGGGAGATAGCTACACAGTTAACAGTAGTCACATAAATACTTGTATAAGAATAGATAAATTAGGTAGTTGCTTGGAAGATCATGAAAAGCATATTGTAGATATTGATATACCAACTCTTTTGTCTTATTCTGAAAATTTCATAAAAGAGAGAATAAGAACGTTCAAGGTTGCTTGGGAAGCACCGGAACGAAAAGTTTTGATAGAACCTTATTTTTTGGGTTATTGGTTAGGAGATGGAAATTCAAACAATCAAAAAATAACTACGGAAGATTTGGAAGTTGTGGAATATTTAGATGAATATGCGGAAAGACTCGACATGACAACTTCAAGAAAAGGTTTTTTGTCTAATATAAGAAGAAAAGTCATATCTTGTAAAACTAAGAATAAACTCAATTTGTATTTAAAGGGGTATAATCTTCTTTACAATAAACATATACCGCATGTTTATTTACATAATTCTAAAGCCGTCCGGCTACAATTGCTTGCAGGACTTTTAGATTCGGATGGAGATTTATGGTGTAACGGATATCACTTTGGTAACATCAATAAACGTTTAGTTGAAGATGTAAAAAGACTTGCTGATAGTTTAGGGTTTAGAACTTATCTTTCCGGAGGGGAGAAGTTCAATAAGCAACTTAAAAGGATGTATGAATGGTGGGGGGTTTCAATATCAGGAAAGATCGATCAAATACCCGTTAAGATTCCCAGAAAAAAGATGATTTACAATTGGGAAGAAAAAACTTCAAATAAAGATTGGGGTACGATTGACGGAATAACCCCAAGCGTTGTTTCTTCTATAAAGATTACTGACGTAGGACGTGGAGAGTATGTTTCAATAACTACGGACGGTGACCATAGATTTTTATTAGGAGATGGAACGGTAACTCATAATTCTTACTATTTCTCCAACGCATATGCCGCTTGGAAATTATATGGATATTCTAAACCCCGTGGAAGTCATTTTTCTGCTCGTCCTACGCGTTCGAATTCCAATCGTGGGTATTTATTCTCTTTCTCACTTCAGCAGTCGGTAGACCTCATGGAAATACTTAAGGGTACGATTGAGGGGAATGACGTATTGAGAGAGCGTCTTTTCCCAGATACGCGAGCCGTTGGAGCGTGGGCGAGTACGAATATAGTATGTAAGAACGGTGCGAGATTGACGTGTAAGGGTTTTGGAAGCTCTGTACGCGGTGCTCACCCGTTCTGGATAGTAGTAGACGATGGACTGAAAGATAACGTCATATACAGTCAATTACAAAGGCAGAAGAGCATTGACTATTTTCATTCCGTAATCATGAACATGCTCGTACCCGGTGGTCAAATCGTAGTAGTGGGAACGCCGTTCCACGCAAGCGATCTTTACGGAGACTTGAAAACTAAGAAAGGTTGGTTTGTTATTGAATATCCGGCTATTTTCCCCGATGGACGAATACTTTGGCCACACCGTTGGAGTTTCTTCGATCTTCTGGATAAGAGAGCTACGCAAGGAAATATCATTTTCAGCCGTGAGAACCTTTGTAGACCTATTACAAATGAAGCGTCTATCTTCCCGTTAAAGGTTTTGGAACGTTCCTTGGTACGTATGGAAAATTACGTATTGGTGAGAAATAGGGATGATTTCCCGATTAAGTTTAATAAAGTAGTAACGGGTTGTGACTTTGCTATATCGGCAAACGTAGGAAGCGACTATACCGTATTTACGACTTGGGGAGTGGATGATGAGACCGGAGAACGCTGGTTGCTGAACTTCCATCGTCAAAAGGGTATGACTTTTAATGAGCAAATGCAGACTTTGAGAGGTATCAATTCTCGTTTCCGTCCAGATTCTATGATATTGGAACAAAATACTTTTCAACAAATCTTTGTTCAAGAAAGCGATCGTCAAGGACTCCCAGTTGTAGGGCATACTACGGGGATAGATAAATATGATCTCAAGACAGGTTGGCCCGGTTTAGCCATAGATTTTGAAAGAGGCAAGATACATATACCCGTAGGAGATGATTATTCAAGAAATGTTAAAGATTTAATTTTTTCTGATTTAGGCTCTGTTGCTTTTACGGATAAAGGCTTGGAGAGTGTAGGAGAACATGATGACATTAGTTCTTCTTTCTGGCTTGCTAAACTTGGAGCAAACCTAATAACTACGGGCTTTAAGTATGCTTTTCTCTAAGTTAAATTCCCAAGGTTACTCAATTATGAATTATAGGTTATAAAATATATAATTTCCTCATTAATTAACAATTGTAAAAATGGAAAAGAAGAAAAAATTAGTAGTAAGTTTACATTTTACCCCAAAAGATCAAGATGTAAAGAAGTTAGTAGGAGAATTTGAAACAGCCTTTAAAAAGTACATTTATCATTTACCAAAGGATGCAAAAATTGAATTACATCATTGTTTCTTGCCGGAAGAAGAAGTTATTGAAAATGATTTTGATAATTCTATTCACGAAGCGTTCCACGATCTTTACGATCATATCGAAATGGAACAAAACGGTTGGAATCCGGGATTGGAGAAAATCGGCGAGTTGGATTTTTATCTGGAACGTATGTTTGATTATATCGAGCAAAATGACGGTATCTCAGTATTTCTTGGAGAGATTAAAGGCGGAGTGGAGACGGAATTGCGGATGGCGATCAAACGTGACATACCAGTTTTCATGATTGACGAGAATTCCGGAGAACTCGTAAAACAACATTTTGTTAAAAAATCTATTGGCGTAAAAGAGTTGGCAAAATTGATTCGGGAACGGAATTTATCAGAATCCGAATTCCGGAGTTTTGCTGAGAATATCGCCAAAGATTTAGGAGGAGATATTGAAAAGTTAACTGATTTGTTATACCGTCCTACAGTCGATCAGTTTAATCAAATTTTCGTTGAAGACTTTTACGAATCCCGTAAAACGGTTAAGATTAAAATCATTGTTAAGGAGGGCGGAGAATTGCCCGTTTACGCTACAAGTCAGAGTTCTGGAGCGGATATAAAGGCTGCTGAGGATTTCTCATTAGAGCCGGGAGAACGGCGCATGATTCATACAGGACTTTACATGCAACTGCCGGAGAACGTTGAAGTACAGTGTCGTCCCCGTAGCGGTTTGGCTTTAAAGAAAGGTATTACTTGCCTTAACGCGCCGGGTACGATTGACGCTGACTATCGTGGGGAATGCAACGTAATTTTGATAAATCATGGTAGTGAAAAGGTATTCTTTGAAAAAGGAGAGAGAATTGCTCAATTTGTATTTGTTGAAAACGTTGTTAAGGCGGATTTTGAATTAGTAAACGAGTTTGACGATGTGACAGAACGCGGTGATGGAGGTTTTGGTCACACGGGAATGAAATAAGGGAGGTTTTGTTATGAATGATAGTGAAAAGTTGCAAGGAACTTTTGAAATGGCTAAATCAGTTAGAGACTTACGCTTGCGTTGTTTAGAAATAGCCGTATGTGATTTAAGAATCAAAGATGTTGATGAGGCTTTAGCGGTTTCTGAAAAGTTAGTCAAATTCGTAAATAACGAGAAAATATGAAAGACTTTGCGAAAATGAAGCCGTTGAGTAAAAATCAACTTGACGATCTTACATATGGTTTGGTAAATGCTATGCGCTATTCTGACCCAAGCGTTGAATATCCGGAATATACGGGCGTAAAGCCGGACGATGGAGTACCAGCGGAATGGTTCTATGGTATTCATAATGGCGTAACGGATTTTTCAGAACTTACGGCAATAAATATGTACGTCACTCAAGAAGCTACTTTTGAGGACGTGGGAGAACTTATGTTGGGTATCGGTATGACTGAAATGAAGCACTACGATAAACTTTCAGATTTCATACGGAAGTTAGGCGGTAAGATAGATCAACGTTGGAATAACTCATCCGTTGCCGTAGGCGGTAGCGTAGAGGAAGCCTTGAAGATTGCTATTGAATCGGAAGAAAAGACTATCAAAGTCTACGAGTCTATTCAAAATAAGATTACCGAAGCCGCCAATGGTACGTTTACCCGCACTATGAAAGTAGCAATGCAGTTAACCTCAAAACTCTTGGCGGATGAAATGGTACATTTGAATCTTCTTTCAGAACGTTTAGCAACGCTTACAAAAGATGAACAAGATTGAGAATTTCCTTTTAGGTATTCTTCGGACGGTAGACGGTATGAAAGACGGCATTATATCTTACTGTTATAAGGATAGTGATATGAAGTGCTATTGTATTTGCCTAAATTGCTACGATCTATATACGAGTGATAAAAGGTTTAAGGCTCTTTCTGAAGCGTGGCATAAGGCTGCGAATTCTTTGGGAATAAAGATTGCTTTCTTTTATTGTACGGCTATCGAAGAAAAATTAGCAAAGTTATTAGAACAAGATAATTTATTGTTCCATTTGATGAAATAATTTGATGTGTTAGTCTTGTTATTTTGTTCTATTAGTTAAGGATTGCTTGGGAAAGTAGTCCTTTTCTTTTAACAAAAGTTAAATTCTTTGGTAAAACTAAAAATTTCCCAAGAAAAATTTTGTAGATATTCTCAAAACCATTACCTTTGTACTCATAATCGAAAAACAAATTGTAAAACTAATAGAATACAGAATTATGTCAGACAACTTGGATAAAATAAAGGTAAAACTTCAAAAATTAATGAAGTTATACGAGGGTGCGAAGAAGATCAAATCAGAGGGAGAAGCAAATGCAGCAGCGGCAGCTATACAAAGACTTCTTGCTGAATATAACCTCTCCATGGGAGATATTGAACGGGACGAGGAAGATGACGCAATCAAAGAGGAAATTATGTCTTGTTATCGAATAAAGTTCATAGGAGGTCAGTGGGAATTCGCGTTGATGAACGTTCTTTGTAAATATAACTTTTGTAAAGCAGCCCATTACGGAGCTCATAAGAATAAGCAAATGATGTTCTTTGGTAAAAAGGAGAACATGGAAACTGTAAAATGGATGTATTTCATGCTTTGTGATCGCTTTGTTGCTCTTGGTAAGAATAGATTTAACCGTCATAAGGAAACGGAGTCATACGCTTGTGATCCGATAGGTTTGGATACCTATTTAAGACGCTATTTAATGGGCTGTGTTAGAGGTTTGGAAGATAAGTTTGAGGAAGAAAAAAGATCAACCGAGAAGAATGATAAAGACTTTTCTGATAAAGTTACCGCTTTGACAATTCGTAATGAAGAAGCAATCCAAGAGTATATCAGACAAAAATATAATATGAGTAATTCAAAGGAACGGCGAACAAAATTAGATAGTTCATTCTTTTCAGGATACGAGGACGGAAGAAAGACGGAAATAAATAAACAATTAGAAGAAAATAAGAAAGCACAAATAAACAAAGTAAAATTTCTTGATTAATAGTTCTGTATTTTTTATGTTTTGGCAACGTGGGGTGAGTTCTTCGGGAATTCCCCCACGGTTATTTTAAGAGTAACTTAAAAACAAAATCGTAATCAATGAATATATTATTTGACGGTAATTATCTGTACCACCGCAATTTCAATATCTTCTCTACCTACTACAAAGGTCAAGATATTGGAGAAGTTCTTCAAGACAAAGAGAAACAACAAGTTCTCATGCGTAAATGTATAATAGACCTTTGTTTTACAGTAAAGAGATTTAAGGACGTTGAGCGCGTAGCATTCGTCATAGATTCAACGTCTTGGCGATATAGTTTTTATTATGATTATAAGTACGCGTTAACGAGAGTCAGAGACCCATATTACAAGCATTTCCTGACGTGTTTGGATATGTTTGAGAATCTTCTACGTAAAAAAGGAATTATCGTCAGTAGAGTCATGGGCGCTGAGGGAGATGATCTACTTTACGTTTGGTCATTATACTTTGGTTGGATAAAAGAGGAGGAATTGGTAATAGTTACGGGAGATTCTGATATTGGTCAAATAATGACACCTAACGTTTCTTTGTTTAATAATAATTCCAAAAATATCTCTTTGCATTGCGTTCCGGAAAGGGAGGTATTTTGGAATGAATACTTTGATTCAGACGTACAAGTAAAAGCAATACGCCCGTTTGAAGTTCTTTTGTATAAAGTCCTCATGGGAGACAATTCAGACAACATACCTAAAGTTAAGCCGGGAGTAGGCGATAAGGGTTTTGAAAAGTTTATCAAAAGTATAACCCCGTATAAAGAGCCCAAAGATGTAGATTTTATAACAATGGCTACTTGGATTGCTTCGCGGTTTTCAGATTTTACAGGGATGGCATACGAGGAAGTATTGGGAAAGGTCATCTTTAACCTTAAAATGACTTGGTTGAACCTTTCGGTATATAACGAAATGGATTACTTGACGGAGAATGGAAAGAGTTTGTTAGAGAATATGCTGGAGGATGTTAAACAAAACAAAGATAAGTACAAGTATAATAAGTTGTACACATTGGAAGATTTTTATGGATCATTAATAAAATAGAGACTTTATATGAAAAAGAAAACTATCATTTGGATTGCTGTCGCGGTTTTGGCAGTTATCGGAATTCTCTTGTATATGCATTACACTCCAGTTTGGGTTAGTCTTTCTAACTTAGTGGTAGCCGTAGGCGGAGTTATTGCGGGATGGATTCTTCACATTCTGTACGTTAAATACATAAAGACCGGAGAGGAGGAATAAAGTATGGATGATGTAATGAAAAGTATTCGTGCTGCTATGAACGTCCGTTCTCAGCGTATTTACAACGTATGCGGAGGTGAAACGGAGGAAAGGATTCAAAAGGCGGAAGAAACTACGGTTGACGATATTGAAAAGTCAGACATTATGAACGCCATACAATATGGCGGTAATATTCAGATTACGAAAACCGGAAAAGAAATCAAAGAATCTGTACAAAACATTCTTATTCCCGAATTGAATGCTCAATTAGAGGAAAAGAAAACTGCTGCGGATAATCTTTTGGAAGATTGCGGAGATGCTCCCAGACATAATACAAATCCATGGTGGACGGATGATTTGAGAATTGAAGTGCCATACAAAGTCTACGATTGGAACGAAATGGAATATAATGATCGTAGTCAAACAAGTGTAATGGGTTCTCTTTCAGCAGAACATTCCGCAAAGGTAGAGAAGAAATACAACTTTGCTAAGAGTGTAGAGGAAGCCGAAGCAAGAAGAAAATACAATGATGAGGTAAGAGCTATTGCGAATATTCTTGTAGACTTAAAGGCATGCGAATTTTTGCTTCAACTCAAGGATAATAAGGAATACACTTTAACTCCTAAGCAGTTAGCAACATTTAGACTATAAGTATTTCAGATATATTTTGTATGATTCTTTTTATGCTTACTTAACCATTTTATGTAACCCGAAAATCCCGTTAATCTGTGAAGATTTAAACGGGATTTATTTTCTTTCCATAGTTAATATAGATATCAACGTTTATTTAATCATGAAAGAAAGTAGCAGTAATAATTATTGGAAATATTTCCGTGTTGGGGATATTGTTAAGGACGAGGATGAAAGCGTTTGGGGCAATAAACTTTTTGAAATATCAAAAATGCATGGTAATGAGTATTTGCCTTTAGTAATAGCTTATTTCGTAGGCAAGGAAAAGAATACGGAAAATATGTGTAATTTTGATATTAGAAATATTCGTCTTATAACAAATCCAAAACGCCCTTTTAGAAAACTTCCAAAAACTCAACTCTTGAAATTAATGCAACGCGGAGTATTGGAAGCAAAACGAGAATTCATAATGAGAGTAAATTCAAAAAATCTTTAATATGTTTGAAAATTCAGCTTGGTATAGCAAACTTCCGGATGAATCCTTGGAGGTTTATGAACCTCATTTGAGGTTATTCTTTGAGACTATGTATGAACGTCAGATGATCTGGAAACGGAGGTTTATTGACCAAAAAGAACGTCCTTGGACAAACAATAAGATATTCCAAGAATCTAAATTCACCAACGTATATCGGGAATTGGATAGAAATAGCCAATGGCAAATCAAAAACATTCTCCTTGATAAAAGTCTTTCTCTTAAAAACCTTATTTGGAAGATGATGGTTTTTCGCTTCTTTAACAATCCCGAAACTTTTGAGTTTGAACCTAAAGGAAAGACGCTACAAATGGATATGTTTGGAGCACCTATCAAGTCAGGACTTAAACAAGCCCAAGGAAAGGATGATCTCATTTCAGCAAAGCAATGGCGTAACGGAATACCGGATTGGGAAGAATATGATGAAGATGAATTTTCGCGTTTTATTGCTGGAATACGATCTTCCGGTCAGAATCCTTACACAACGGCATATCTTATAAATTCTCAAGCAACCCCCGGTCAACCGAGAGATTATTGTTACACTCGTGTAGTAATACCTCATCTTCATAAGCATATGAACGAACTTATAGCAAAGGTTGTCATAGCTAAGAAGCCGGAGGATATTATAGAGTATTTGAAGACTTTCCCGGCGGTTGCTGATTTCATTGCTCATGAGTTTTATCAAGACTTTACGTATATCGGGCGTTATACGAAGAAGAAATTTATGAAGTTCGATCAAAACGACTTTACGAATGTTGGTCCCGGTGCTTCCATGGGCATCCGGCTTATTTACCCCAGTCTTAGAACCGTTCGAGAGCAAAAACAAGCTATATATTGGTTAAGAGATTGTGCAGATTCAATGCTTGAGGATATAGGAAAAGAAAAGGGCGAACCGTTCCCGTATCTGGGTTGGGATTACAAAAATAAGAAGTACTTTATTTATAACCGGAACGAGTGCTACGAATACAAAAAAGATTCCAATGCAATGATGTACGAGGGGATAACCCTGCATCAGATTGAAATGTGGCTATGCGAATTCCAGAAGTACTGGAAAATGATTATCGGTGAGGGCAAACAGCGTTCAAAATTCGTTCCTAAAACTAAAACACTATAAAAAACGGCGTATGTATTCAAAGAAAGTTACGGCTATGAAAGAGCCGTTAGAAATTGACCTACAATTAGCAGCTATTGAAATTGATACTTCTGTACCCCGGATGCGTTATCTGTCGAATACGCTCATGGAAGATGGGTTATTAGCGGATGCTTTCAATAAGCTATGGGACGAAATACGAAACGTTCCCGAAATTTCAAGTTTGGACGACAATACGGTATTAAAGGAATTTGTTGATGAGCCGATAATAATTCATGAAACTCTTTCAAGCCGTTATTTAATATACGATGTTGCAGCGGTAGCGAAGATTGAAGGAGTCTTTGACAGTTATAAAGAGTAAATGTTTTTACAATTTAAGAAAGAAAAATATGAAAGATTTTGTATTTGTTAATAAGACAAGCGGAGAAAAATGCACTCTCCGCACGGATATTATTGACGGTAATGATCGCTTCACTATTATGTATCTTGAGGGAGTTCGTGGTACAGAATTTGAAACTATCATGCCGTTCAATCAAAGCACCGTTATGACCGTTGCAGAGATGGAAGAATGGTTCAAGGATTATTCCACTACTTATAACGGTTATATTTACGGAGGTGAACAGATAGTAGTATTGGAAGCTACAACGTTCAATCTCGTTATCACTCCTACCATCACGGGAGCAACTCAGTGCGAAATTACGCTGAACGCTACAAAAGAGGGAGAGAACCCGATTCAGGACGTTATTACTTTGAATAATGATCAAGTTAAGACTTTGAAGATTTTGGAGGGATGGACGTATGAAATCAAACTTCCTAAAGGAGAAATTACTTCAGGTGATCTGGGAAGTTGGGAAGCAGACGCAGACAAGGCTATTGAATTAGCAATCACTATCCCTGCATAAGAGACGCGATATTTTGTATTGTATTTTGTTTAAAGTGTTAAACAATTTTATCTAAGTTTGTTTCATAATTTTTTGATTAGTGACGGAAAGGGAAATGGCTTAACGGTTGTTTCCCTTTCTTCTGTTTACACATAGAACAATTATAGATAACAAAAGAAAAATATATAATCGTAAAATACCTATGGCTGAACTTTGGAAGCAATTAGATGCTATTGATTTAGCGAATGCGAAATTACGAGTTAAGCAAATGAGGACGATTGAAAAGGCTATTCGCTCAGATTCCCCCGATGATATATTGCGAGCTCAAAAGGCTTTGAATACTATTCAGCAAAAGGAAAATCAAGCGATGCAACCTAAAGCCTTTTTTATTGATCCTCTTGAATTTAACTCCAATCTTGGATATAAGGATAAGTCATTCTCATTGTCGTACACTACGCTCAAGAGGATGTCTAAAACACCTATTATCAATTCTATCATTAAGACTCGTAAAAACCAAGTAGCAGATTTTGCAGAACCTCAAGAGAATAAATACTCAACCGGATTCGTAGTACGAAAAAAATCTAAGAATGGCGTAGAGCAAAAGATGGATAACAAAGATAAGCGTATTGCCTTTGCTATTACAGATTTTTTGCTAAAGGGCGGTAATGTAGGAGAGTGGGAACATGATGACTTTGATACTTTCATGCGTAAGATTGTTGACGACTCTTTGACCTACGATCAAATGACCTTTGAAATCATGAGAAACCGCAGAGGAAAGGTTGAATCTTTTGTAGCTACTGACGCAGCTACTTTCCGTATGGCGAATTCTTTCTTCGCTAAAGATTACGATATACCATATTTTTCTAATGACAAGGGACTTTGGGGGCAAGATAAATCGGATTATGGACCAAAAATAAAAGGGTATTATCCGGCTTATGTTCAGGTTTACCAAAATGTCAAAGTTAGTGAATTTTATCCATGGGAACTTTGTTTTGGCGTTCGTAATCCAAGTACTTCAATTTTTGCTAACGGTTACGGTTGTTCGGAGTTGGAAGAACTAATCAACGTTGTAACCTCTTTACTTTGGGGTGATGAATATAATCGCCGTTTCTTCAGTCAAGGTTCTGCGCCTAAGGGTATGTTGCGAGTAAAGGGTGCAGTTAACGAAACCGCACTTCAGCAATTTAAGCAACAATGGCAATCTATGATAACGGGCGTAATGCAATCTTGGAAAACACCCGTTGTTAATCAAGATGTAGAATGGATAGATTTGCAGAAGAATAACCGCGATATGGAATACAGTTCTTGGATGGAATATTTGATAAAGATCGCTTGTGCTATCTTTAATATAGATCCAATAGAAATTGGTTGGGATATTTCGCGTTCTTCTGGAAGAAACGGACTTTTTGAGGGAGGTCAAGAAAAACGTTTACAAAATTCAAAAGATAAAGGCTTATATCCGCTTCTTAAATTCTTACAAAGAAAGATCAATAAATATATCGTAGAACAAATTCATCCAGATTATGAATTTGTATTTATGGGTCTCAACGGCATGACCATTGATCAAGAACTTGACTTAGATATCAAGAAAGTCCAAGCGTTCGCTACTATCAATGAAATTCGCGAGAAGTATGAAATGAAACCTTTGGAGGGTGGAGATATTATAGAGAATGCTGTATTCGTTCAGTCAAAGAACGCAGCTGTTATGGGCGCTCAAGGCAAAGATTTATCGGGCGGTGGTGCAGTACCTACTCCAGACGGAGAAGAAGAGGAAGCAGAGCCGGAAAACCCGTTTGATTTATACGCTGAGGGAGACGAGGAAGAAACGGAGGATGAAGATACAGAAAAAGCTCAAAATTCCTTTGTCAAGGCTTTCGATGCATTTTTGGAAAAAGAATTAAATAATTAATTTATGGCAAGTAGTAACATAGGACAGGTTGCGGGGATATACGTTGGAACCAATCCCCCCGAAAATATAAAGCTAATTTGGTGGGATTCTACGCCGAGTCAGCAAGTTCATAAGGTTTATGATTACAATCTAAAACAATGGGTTATAATCAATCAAAGTATTCTTTCGTCCATAACGTATTCGGAGTTGAAGAATATTGCTAATACCGTGGGGTTATCTTTAGGTAAGTTCTATGTTTTGAGAGATAAGTCGGACGCCTTAGCAATTTCCATAGCGACTACTAAAATTCAATACGTTGATGTCAACGGGAATTTGTTAGTGGATGATCTTGCCGCAAACGCTTCCTATTTTATTTCTTCCAGCAACTTAACAATGGACGGTGTAACGGGTGTCTTCAATTCAGAAACTACCCGTTTGGATTTTCCGTTTACCGAGGTTCCAACGGACGAAATAAACTTCACGGAATCTTATTTATTTGGAAAAGCACCGCTTCCTGATACGAGTCCTAATTTGGGGTTATTCAAGATTCATTTGAGTTCTTTGCTATCCAAAGAGACGGGAAACTCATTGCTTTGGAATAAAGGACTTTATTTCAATTATCTTTCAGCCCTCTCTGGAATTGGAGACAAGAAAGGCGGTTTAGTTTTGTATGATACTTATCTTAAGGATAAAGAGATTCAAGATCAATCCATAGAAAATATTGCTAATAATTATTCTACGTTATACGAAATAGTTATAAAGGCTATTGCTGAGGGTACGTCATCCTCTGCTATCTTGAAAGTTTTGGTTCCGGCTTTAGCCGTTTCCGGAGCGCCTATTGATCCAAGGGCGAATGATACATTATACACGGTATTATCCAAAATGCAACGTTGGATTAATAGCTTTAAAACGGCTACTGGAATTAAACTTTCCAAGGAATTTGCTGCTATAAAATCCACCGTTCCGGTAAATAATAATGATACGGTAGAAGTGGCCATAGCAAAACTACAAAATTCTCTAAAAGGAGTGCGTTTGAGTTTACCTACAGATTGGACGCCTGCGGAAGAAACTCATGAGAATATTTTACCGGGAAACGGTTACGATTCAGCATTTTCTAAGATAGAAGCCGACCGGAGAATAATGAATGGTTTGGAAACTCCTCATGCTTTAATTACCCTTACTGCCTTAGGTTATCCTAATACTGATTCGAAAACCGTTAATATGAACATATGGAACGGTATGTTAGAAATTAACTTAGTCGGATATACTCAGGTTCAATGGGGATATGGTAGTATTATTGAATACGATTATACAAGATTCTTCCCATTCAATTTTGAAAAACCGGAAATTTTTAACATGATAAAGGATTACCTTTATATGCATTATGGCGCTGGTCCAGATGGAGATGTAACGGTATCAAATGCAAGACCTTTAACGCCGCTTACTACTGTTAAAATTTACGCAACCTATAATAATGAAACATCTGCTTGGGAATCTCCTACTATTGTTTATGAATTCCAATTGTATTTCGGATACGGAATGACATACAACACTTCCGGAGTTGAGGAATTAGCTATGGGATTAGTATTGAAACCCTTGACTGTATTTTCATTATCAACCGATAGAGGTACAGAGGGATTCACATATATTTCGGATAACACAACAATATATTCTTTGTTAGGCGAGGGTAAATCATCCGCCCGTTATAGATTGACAATACCTCCTATGTTAATTCGCTACAAACTATGGTAATCATTTATGTGCAAAATTGTATATTTGACGTCAAGACGGTTTGACGATCCAGCGAATAAATTCAAAAACGCGCTTGCGAAAGAATTAAGGAAGAGAAAAGTTGAGGTTGTAACGGATAGCGCATATGACTTCCTTAATTACTTTCGCAAGCATAAGACTTATGGTATTGCGTTAGCTTTCGACTTCTACCGTGACGGTAAGGAGGGATGCGGCTTAACTCTTAACAAGAATTGCAGTTCCATAGGTAGGGACTTTGCGTACAATCTTTCGAATGATTTGGACGTATTAACGCCCAATATACGTTGGAGAGATTTAAATTTTGTAAGATCAGAAACGCCGGAATGGTACAAATTCTTTAACAAGATAAGTTCTCAGACAAAGGCTATATTTTATTTATGTACTTATAATAATTCTTCCGATTGGAACAATTATTCAATAGCTTTCGAAAAGATAATAGATTTATTTGCTGCCGAAATTGTCCGTTGTCTTAGATCGGATTATAACGCAGAAGATTATCGCAAGAGAGTTAACAAAGTAAGATTGAAAATTAATAAAGTGAATAAATAAGTTATGGCGTGGTTAACTGAAAATCTATTTGGACTCATATCATTGTTGTTTGGAGCAGGGGGCATTGGCTACGCCATTGTTTCTCGTTTCTTAGATCGCCGAAAATATGAGCAAGAAGTTCGTACAGCAGCGGCTGACGCGGATATGAAAGGTGATGACTTTTGGAAGAAACGCTATGATGTATTACAAGAAGAAGTAAAAACAAAGGATGATTGGTGGAAAGAGCGTTATGATACACTCTATAAGGAATTCCAAAACGAAAGACAATTGAGCAATGAGATAGTCAAAAGTTTTCGTTCAGAGTTAAATGAGATAAGATCGGATTACGAAAAACAAAGAGAACTTGATAAGCAAAAATACACCGATCTTATGGAACAATATGAACGTTTTCAAAGGGAATCTAATCATCAAAATATGGAACAAATCAATCGTATCAGTCAACTTGAATCTTTAGTAGAGAGTTATGAAAAACGGTTGAACATGAAAAAAGATGGAACGGGAAACTAAAATATCACGTTGCTTTGTAGGCATACTTATATTGATTGCTTTTACAATAGGTTTTTGGGTAGGTAGGAGTACTGTGAAAAGTCCTGAGCCTATTGTAAAGGAAACTATACGTTGGGAGAAAGAACCGTATGCTGTTCATGATACCATATACAAACCCGTTCCTCAACGCATTGAAATACCCGTAGACCGTCCAGTATTTATTCCGGCTGATACAGCGCGACTTTTCGAAATATGGTGCGATTATTATTTGAAAAGAGATTATGAATTGGATTATTCTAATGATACGTTAGGAACATTCTTAGTAAATGTATCTATACAAGAAAATAAGCTACTTTCTGCCACTTCTATCGTTCAGCCTAACAGAAAGATAGTAGAAAGGGAGAAAATCACGTACAAGTCACCTAAATTGCAATTCTGGGGAATGATAGGTACGTCTACCGATTTCCAAAGCAACAAAATTCAATTTGGGGTAGACGTTAAGAATAAAGTTCTATTTGGAATATCTGGAATGCGTTTAGACGACAAATATGGATATACGATAGATTTTGGAATAAAATTTTGACAAAAAATTTTGTTAATTCAAATAAAGTACGTATCTTTGTATTGCGAAACTTAAAAATAGAAATATTATGTATAACGGAGAAGACATTAGGAGACGTCAATTGGAATTGAAAAATAACCTTTTAAAAGGTTTTGGCGTTGGAATAGACGAAGTAGATGAAAATGGGTTTGAAAAGGCTCATAAACAAGGAGACTTACATCCAAACGGTAAATGGTATTGGGAAAGCTCAGCTGCCGGTGGAAAAGGTGATTGGAGAACAATAGGAGGCAGACGTCATAAAGCATCTCAAGCAAACGTCTCCACCGAAGAAAAGAAAGATTCTACGAAGAAAAAAGACTCTGAAAGCGATATAACCAAATTAAATAACATTCTGTCTAAATTAAAGAATGGGGACACGAGTGTGAAAAAATTGCTTGATGCAAAAGAAAAAGAGTTTTTGAAGAAACTTGGATTTGAATTAGATGAAAGAATAGGGCGCGGATTATTAGCCGTTAAAAGCAAAGAGCCTTGGAAGTTAGCAAATGAAATTGAATCCTATATGAGTAAAAACAACGAAGCTCAGAAAGGTGAAAAGAAAGAATCCAAACTTTCTTCTGAGGCTAAGAAAGTTATGAATGCTTTAGCGGCAATCAATTCAAAATATTCAGAACCAAGTAAGGTAACAGTAGAAGCAACTGACAAGGGAAATTGGCGTCTTTATTATGATGGAAAGGATACAGGGACGACAATTAATGGAAAATTGTTATCAGATGATACCATTATGGAAATGGGATGGGAACATCATGATGTTGATGATACTTCTTTAAACAATAAAACCAAGAAAGAGGATTTGCGTGCGGCTCGTGAAAAATTGGGTTATCTACAAGACAATGAAGAACGCTTAATCAAACGGGATGGAAAAGAGAAGTACGATAAACGCTTGAAACAAGCTAAAGAAGAAGTTGCAAAATTGAAGAGCAACAAAGAACCGGAAAAGAAAGTTTATGATGTAACGTTGGGTTGGAATAAAAAAGATCAATCTACTTATAATCAAATAGACAAGATTACGGATATGTTGGAAGAACGCGGTGAGTTATCCGATTGGCCTTTCAGAAGTATATCTCAAGCTCAGAAAAGGATTTCATTCTCAGAAGCGTCTAACATAATTTCAGCGTTGAGTAGAGGGGAAAGAATTAAAATATACATTTAATTATGAAGCCGAAAAAGGAAGTGGTAAAAAATAGCCATTTTATTCCGTCTCCTTTTCCTACCGTTACTGAATATGAGAATGAGTTCTTAAGAGTTTGGAACGAAAATACAGCGGAAGCAGTAGCAAAGGTATTGGAATATATAGCCCGAACTACTGCTTTTGCTATTAAGGAAAATAAGGAGGAAAAGAAATGATATTTACTCAAGGGCAAATACTTGATATGTTGGCTATACTAAAGCGTTATGAGTTAGTATTTATAGCCGGACAATTAGGTTTGGATTTCTTATCTCAAACGGATAAGGATATACTAATAGCCGCAGGAGTTGATCTTGATAAATTCAAGAACAAAAAGGGCATAGTTGAGCATGCATTTCTTTTTGGTATATTAGCCGAAGCCGTTGGCGATAAGAGGGCTCAAAAGATGAAGTATTCTCAATTCAAGAAATTTCTTGAATCAGGGAAATTCATACCTTTAACTGAAGAAGAAGAATTTGCGTTACAAACGGTAAAGAATCGGGCATACACGGACATTACCAGTTTGGGAAACCGTATGAGAACGGCTGTGTCTAACAATATCCTAAAGAATAACCAAGAACAAGCCGTTATGGTCAGGCGTATGATTCGTCAAAAGACTATTAAGGCTCAAGAACTTCGTTATGGAGCAAGGAATTTAGCAGCGGAATTTGCGGAAACTTCAAAGGATTGGGAAGTAGATTGGTTGCGTATTGCATACTATCTTACTCATGAGGCATTTAATAGCGGTAGAGCACAAAGCATTTTGAAAAATTACGGAGAAGATGCTGAAGTTTATTTTGATGTTTATCCGGGTGCTTGTAAACACTGTAAAGAACTTCTTCTCACAAATCCAGAGGACGTTAACAGCGAACCTATTGTTTTTAAATTAAAGGACATTATAGCAAATGGAAATAACATCTACCGCAAGGTAGCTGATTGGAAAGCTACGATTTCCCCTATACACCCCTATTGTCGTTGCACAATTAACCGGAAAAAGCCGGGATTCGGCTGGAATCCGGAATTAAGAGCGTTCACAACTCCTTTGAAAAGGAAGTCAGAGAAACTCAAAGGAGTCAAACTTGATATAAAGATAAGTAAATCTGAAGATAACGACCTTGAGAAAGCTCATGAAGTAGGCGATCTTCACCCCAACGGGAAATGGGTTTGGACAGAATACCGTCCCGGTAAATTCGATTGGAGAGGAATACCGAAAAAGAAAACCGATGCACTCTCCAAAAATTTGGAAGATATAGAAAAAGAACTTGGAGTGAAAGTCGGCAAACCTATGTCTTTCAAAGAAGCTAATGAGGGAAGAGTTAACCCCTATTTCAAATTAGGAAAGGAATGGCAAATAAATTGTCAAACTTGCGTAGTCACTTACGAATTGAGACGTAGAGGTTTTGATGTAATGTCCTTACCCCGAATGAACGAGTTTCAAGATAAACTTGCATTTGATCCCAAACTTTCCTACGATACTAATCCAGATACAGGTGATGAGCCGGATACGTTATATTTTCCCGACATAAAAAACAAGATAAAATTAAAGACAATCTTTTTGAATTATTTTAAACGCGCGGCTGATGTCGGTAGATATCAATTAGCATACCGTTGGGAATCCGATTCAGATCGAGGTAGTCATATTATTACCATGGAAAAATTACCAAGTGGAAAGTTAAGGTTTTATGATCCTCAAAGCGGTTTGGAAAAAGATTTTAGTACGGACATAGTTAGTGTATTAAGAATGAGTGCTAAAGTCCCATTAGAGTTCATGCGTGTAGATAATCTTCCGATTAAAGCGGATATTGTAAAAGAATTGGTAAAAGAAGTTAAGTTATGAAGAAAGGAATCACTTTAGAAGAAGCTCAAAAAATAGCATTTGAGAAAAAGAATCCTAAAAAGTATTTCAATAAATATTTTACGGAGTGGAACGGTTGCTATGCATTTCAATATTATCCTAATAATTTGGGAGACGGAAACTACGGATTGCCAATGTTTCTTTTGATAAAAAAGACGGATGGGAGTTGTCGTGAGTGCACCGCTGAGGAAAGAGATAAAATTTTACGTTCTTGAATTAAAATAGAAAAATGAAAAAGAAAATTGTACAACAAGCGCCCTTTACGGTTTTAGTAGAGCCTACTGAGGGGTGCAATTTGGGATGTTCGTTTTGTGGATTAAGAGGTATGCGTGAAAAGGGTACGAAACCTTGGAATTTTATGAGTATCAAAACCGCAAAACGAATAGCAAGTGAAATAGCAAAAGCCGGATGGCGCAGTAAGATCGTATTTGCTCAGCACGGTGAACCGACTTTGAATGCCGAACTTTTTGAAATAGTAAAAATATTCCGTTCGTATCTTCCGGATTCAATATTTCATATGTATACAAATGGATATGCGGCTAATAAGGCTAAGAACGCGGATAAGTATGTAACCGATCTTTTTGATGCAGGAATAAATAATCTCATTGTAGATTGTTATACGGATGAGGGAGATTGGAATTTTGTAAATAAACTAAAAGACGGTAAATGGAACGTAGAACTTTACACTAAGGGCGTTCCACTTTATACCAGCAACAAGAAGTCAAGAATACTTCTACTACCTCCGATAAAAGAAGATAACAAAATAACTCGTAAATTAGCTAATCATTGCGGCGCTGCTGCTCCACTCGATGAGTCTTACAACAATAAGCGTTGTGCAATGCCTTTCCGTGAGCTTGCTTTCCGGTATGATGGGAACGTATCGCTGTGTTGTGATGATTTTCGCGGTGAATATCCTATCGCTAATATAAACGACATGGGCATTGTAGACCTTTGGAATCATGAACGTTTCGTAGCAGCGCGAATTATGTTGTATAATTATAGCCGTGATTTTCGCCCTTGTAGCGGATGCACGAATATAAGCATGAGAGTCGGTTTTCTTCCAGACAGTTCTGGCCAAGAGACTTTGCCTAAGATAACTCCAGACATAAAGAAGTTAGCACAAAGTGTGCACAAAGACGGCTTTTTGTCTCCTATTATTGTAAGACGAAAATGGGAAAAGAAGTAAAAAGAAAATATCTTATCATTGCTCCACACTCAGATGATGCGTTATTTTCTTGCTCTCACGTTCTTTTGCTACCGGAGTACGAAGTTCAAGTACTCACGGTAGAGAACGATGAAAAGAGAGTTAAGGAGGATGAGAAACTATTCGAATTCTTAAACATACCGTATCATCATTTGGAGCTTGATTTTAAGGATGAAAGCTACTATGGGTATAATAAGGATTATCCGAAAGGAATCACTTTGGAAAATGCTTATAAATACCTTAATGAGTACTTTGGTAGAGATACGCTGAATGAGATAGAAACCGCTTTGGTTGAATGGGTAAGGAATTTTTTGATAAAAAATAAATTTTATCGGGTATTAGCCCCTTGGGGAGTTGGACACCCGTTTCATTTCTTCGTCCGTGAAACCTTACAACAAGGTTTTTCTTACATGGAATATTATCGGGAATTTCCTCACTCATACAAAAGACGTTCTCAAGCACAAGTTGAAGAACAGAAAAAAGAATGGTATCTTAAATCTTCAGTTCCGGTAGAGGAATTTGCTGATATTAAATGGAAACTTGCTTCTAAGTTTTACAAATCCCAATCGGGACTTTTATTCTATGAAAATGGATATATTAAAAAGAATTTGCCGGAAGAAATTTGGTGTAGAAAAGATAGTGATTTGCCGTTTTGAATATGTATGGGATAATTTATAAAACTACTTGTATAATTAATGGTAAAATCTATGTGGGTCAAACAATATCTAAAGACCCACATTATCTTGGTAGCGGTACAAAGATAACAGATGCTATCAAGAAGTATGGTAGAGAAAATTTCAAAAGAGAGACGCTAAAGGAATGCGATAACCAAAAGTTACTTGATGTTTGGGAAATGGTATTCATAAAAAAGTTACGAGCTACTGACCCAAGAATTGGATACAACATACTTCCCGGTTCTGCTAATGGTTTTGGTCAAGTAAACCCATCTTCCTTGCCAGAAGTTAGAAAGAAAATAAGTGAATCAGCAATGGGTAGAAAAATAAGCGAGAAAACAAAATTAGCCGTTTCGCTGTGTCACAAGGGAGTTAAATGGGATGAACAAAGGAGAAATAAATTATCTGCTACTACATCAAAAAGAAAAAGCATAACTAATGGCTTGAAAAATTCATGGCTACTTTATGGCCAAGAAATGCCAGAGGGTTGGAGATACGGTAGACTCCCATACAGAGTTAAAAGGAAAAAGAGGAAAGATCGAATTAATTACGGTACAAATTCTGGTATGATATGGATTAATAATGGTATTGAAAACAAAATGATTTTCTCTACCAATCCCATTCCAGACGGTTGGAATAAAGGTATGAAGAAATGAAGATATTAATAGCAGATTTCGAAATAGCGAAATACGGGGGGATTGTAGAGCATGTAACTGCCAAGGTTAAGGCTTTAAAATCCCTTGGTCATTTCGTAGACATTGCCCAATTGACTCCGAGTTCTACGACTCAAAGAACTTATGACAATAAAATAAAGCAGTTAGAACAAGGAAAGTTTCAAGATAATCTTAAGATAAATTCTCAAAACGGAGGGTATGAATATGATGAAGCAACGGGATATTGGAAGAATAACTACTATGGGTTCTTTCTTCCTCCCAGTAATCGTATCGGAGTATTTGAACCCAATGCCCTTGAACGCTGGAGAGATTTAGCGTATAGTTTTGACCTTATAATTTGGAACTTTATGCCTACGAAGTCCTCTGCTTGGAGTAAGGGGGATTTTTCGTTTTGGTGGAAATTCTACGATTTGCCAACGTCTAAAGTAAAACAAATCTTTATCGCACACGATGCATATTTTAACGTTCGTGCCAGTAATATTACGGCTTTAAGAGATAAGATACTTTTTGTAGAATGCGCTCACATAGCCGCTTATCATTGCTGTAAAGAAATAGGAATACCGCGTACTTTGCTACTCAATCCCAGATTCTTGGAAAAGAATGCGCGTATGCCTATAAAGATGATGAACAAAAGAAAGATAGATTTCTTTGCCGCTCATATATTCAAATCTATGAAACACGTTGACGATCTTATTCGCGCCGTACCTCATTTAAACAATAAATCCTCTAAATATTCCGTACAAATAGCAGGTTCGGGGATAGAGCAAGCGTACATGGTAGCCCCTACGAAATGCAAAGAACCGTACAAAGTAAGCCGGAAGCGCGATCCAGATATTGACGAAAAATATATAGGGAATAAGATTTGGGACGTTGCGGAGGAATTCGGTATGGAATATCTTGGACAGATAAGTTCGGAGGAAGTTAATGACCGACTTTTCAATAGTAAGTTTGCCGTTGATCCGTCTTGGGCAGCGCATTACGCTCAGTATTGTAGGACTCATATAAACGGCTTTATAATAGAAGCTATGTTAAAGGGTTGTTATCCCGTATTGAGAGATTATCGAGGATTGGTGAAAGGACAAGAAGATGTATATGATCCATTGTTCGAAAACATAAATGCTATTATTATTCCATGGAACGCTACTCCCAAAGAATTTTCTGCTATTCTTAAGAAAGCCTCAAAAATGTCTCCTGCAAAATATTTGAAAGATACGCGAGAGAATTTTGCTTTAGTTCACGAACTTTTTAACGCCACTTCCAATATGAAAGAAGTCATAAGATTGGTTAAGGGGGGTAAGAAGTTAGTCAAAAAGGAATTGGAGAAAGGAAAGGATTCTCCCAATGTAAAGAAAATTACAAAGGAAATAATGGAGGATTTTTTCGGTATAGATTTACCAATAGAATGGGAAACTGATTAACAATTATGAATTCCATAAATTTTACTATTATGAAAAGAGAAGATTTACAAAAAGCCGAAGTTGAATTATTTGGCGAAGTTTTACCCAAAAGGATAAATATGAATGCAGAGGATGATGGAGTTAATTACGAAGAAGATGAGGAACTAAGAAAGGCTGAAGATTTGATCTTTGGCGATGAGTTCGAAAAGGCTGAATTTTCTGAAAAGGAAAGAAAGAATTTGGCTAAGAAGAAAGAAGCTATGCCTGACGGTTCGTATCCTATCCGTAACGCTTCAGATTTGTCGAACGCTATTCAGGCTTTTGGACGCGCCAAGAATCCGGCTGCTACGAAACGCTGGATTAAAAAACGCGCAAAAGAATTGGGCAAGGAAGATATGCTACCTGAGACTTGGAAAGCTAACGTCAATGAATTCTCAGATGGAGAAATTGACATAGAGAAAGCTCAACAAATTCTTGGATTAGAATAGGAGGTACACGACTATGGCAGATTTTTGGAAAGCATTTGATCGTACTGAAAAGAACGAGGGCAAAAACATTTGGACGAATGATCCTAAAGATAGCGGTGGAGAGACTTGGAGTGGTATCAGTAGAAAGGCTAATCCAAATTGGGCAGGTTGGACAATCTTAGATGCGAAACCAAATAAGAAAAACGGTCAAGTTATAGTGGATAAGGATTTAGAGACCTTGAAAAAAGACCTCTATCGAAAAAACTATTGGAATCCCATTTGGGGCGACCGTATAAAGAATCAAAAGGTTGCGGAGGATTTCTACGATACCGGAGTAAATATGGGCGTAGGAATGTCCATAAAACTCTCAGAACGCCAACACGGATTACCGGAAACGGGAAAGATGAGCGAAACGCTTTTGAGTAAACTTAATTCAGTTGTATGAAAAACGTGATTCTTTTGCTCTTAGCGTTATCCTTTTCTTTTTGTAGTACGGGAAATACTTTAAAGCGGAAAAAACCCGTAGAGGGAAAAGATACGGTATTTGTGTGCGTTCGAGATACTATTAAAGTAGAAGATCACGGAAAGATAGATAGTCTTGAAAAAGAACTAAAGATTTATCAAGATTCTCTTGTTTTCTATCGGGATACAGTTTTGTATGAGAATTATATCAATGCTCGTAGGATAGAAAAGATAAAGTATTACATAAGTATAACGGAGAGAAAACCATCAAACCAAAAATTTTTCTACGGTTGGATACGTAGAACGATGACAGAAAATTAAAGACGCTGATTACCGATTTTTAACAAAACAATTATAAGGAGTCAATAGTACAAAATCTATTGATTCCTTTTTTATTTATAGGATATGGCTGAAGAAAAGAAAAGTAAGATTGAAAAATTTAACTTTTGGTGTCCCTTAGACATTCAAAAATCGGTTATTGACCCAGAAACAGGTCAAGAAATTATGCGTTTGGGTGGGATAGCTTCCACTTCAGATGAAGATAGCGATGGCGAATTTTTAGACCCAAAAGGCTTTGACATAAAACCGTTGATTAATAGCGGTATGGTAAATTGGCATCACCAAGCAAAAGGTTCGCCTGCTACCATAGTCGGAGAGCCGAGCAAAGCGGAAATTCGCAAAGATGGACTTTACATAGAAACCGATCTTTACCCATCATCAGCCGTTGCTCGTGATATTTGGGAGTTGGCACAGACGCTTGAAAAAGATTCAAAAACGCGCCGTTTAGGATACTCGATTGAGGGTAAAGTTGTAAAGAGAAAATCAAATGATCCAAAATCTCCAGACTACAAGAAAATCACTAAAGCAATCATAACGGGTGTAGCAATCACTCATCAACCTAAAAATCCAAAAACTTTTGCTAATATAATTAAGGGAGAGATTGACGATTGGAACGATGATGAAGAAACGGTTGATTTGTTCGATGGGAAAGGAGATTCAAACAACCTTATGGATAAACTCAATAAAAAGGATTCTGACGATAAGAAGAAAAAACTCAAAACTATTTCTAAGGGTGAGTTTATCTACAAATTATTAAAGGACGTTCCAAATATAGAAATTGAGAAAGCTGAAAATATATATTTAATGACTTCTAAAATTGCTAATATGAAAGGTAGAAAAGAGATCACCGATGAGGACATCTCCAAGGCTTACGAGGCTTTAGGGCTTGAATTTGAGTCTGTTGAAGATACTGGCATTCAGAAAGGTGAAGATTGCGACGCCAACGGCGGACGTACCGAAAAGAAAACCATCTCCAAGGCTAAGAAAACTAAAAAAGCGGAGGATGATGAAGATGACGACTACGAAGATGAGGAGGAGGTTGAAGAGCGTGAAGCAAAAACCAAAGAACGTCTTGGTGGTATTAAGGGTGATGAAAAACTTCACCGCGAAGCTCAGAAACGCAAAATGGAAAAGGGCGAAGATGACGAAACAGAGGACGATGAGCCGGAAGATGAAGAAGATGACCGTTCAGGAAAAATCTTCAATCGCAAGACTGGTAAAACCGTTAAGAAAGCCATTGAGCCTAATCGCTTCGATCGTATTGAGAAAGCTATGGCAGTATCGTACGCAAACCAGCATCAATTAATCCGCGCTTTGGGTGTTATGATTAAGAATTCTAATGATAAAGTTAATTCTGTCATTTCTCAAAACGAAGAATTGTTGGATATTGTAAAGGCTCAGGAAGAAACTATTTCTGAACTTTCAGAGCGTTTGGAAGAATACGGTTCTTCTGCCCCCGGCTTTAAATCTCACCGTAGCGTTCAGAGCGTAGAAAGAGGATTTGCCAAAGCTGAAGATTCCGATATCACTAAGGACGGTCAGCAGCGTTTAGCAAGCAACCAAATCGCTCATAATGATAAAGCAGCTATTGTAGAACTTCTGGATCAAGCTACCTTTGCTAAAGGGTACGATGAGGAATTCTCAAAAGCATGTACTACGTATGAGGGCTCAGGAGTATTGCCACGCAATATTATCGCCCGTATCAAAAATGAGTTAGGATACGAAATTGTTTAAATTAAACTTTATATAAAAGGAAACTATGACACCTGAAAGATTATCAATCAACCTCTCTGATTATGGCTATGCCTCTCAGCAGGATGGTCGATTTATCGGTCAAGGAAGTTCAGAAAACGTTGACATGCTCAACAAGGCTCTTGCCGCTGAACAAATTACCGGTATGCAGACCCAAAATATGACGGATGCAAGTGGTGCGCCGTTAAAAGTAGAATCTTTGGAAAAGACTTTGAAACATCTTACTTTCCGTGAGAGTGACATCCGTCTTTGGAAAGACCTACCGAAGAAACCCGCATACAATACCGTAGAAGAATACAACCAGCAGGTTAGCTACGGTGCTAATCGTGGCGGATGGAATCGCGAGGGCGAACTTCCGGAAGAAGAAGATTCAATATTCGTTCGTAGAGCTCAGTTGGTGAAGTACTTAGGAGTAACTAAGTCAGTAACTCACCAGATGACGCTCGTTAATACGATGATTGGTTCGGTTATGGAACGTACTATCAAGGATGGTACTATGTGGATTCTCCGCACCCTGAATCAAGGACTTTATTTCGGTGACGAGAAACTCGTTCCGGAACAATTCAACGGCTTCTTAGCTCAACAGATGCGTTCTGATGCTTGGGCTTCTTACGCTGCTTATATGGATAGCGAAGTTGTAATTGACTTGCGCGGTTCTGCATTGACTGAAAGTGCTATTGAGGACGGTGCTAACTATATCGTAGAAAACTACGGACTTGGTACTCAAATCTATGGCCCTCCAACAGTTCTTTCTAACTTCGTTAAGAACTTCTACGGCAATAAATTTATCGTACCTAATACTCCGTCATTGAGCGATGGTATTATGGGTCAGAAAGTTCAGGCGTTCGATAGCCAGTTTGGTCGTATCGGCTTGAATCATGATATCTTCTTCCGCCGTATGCCTGCTAAAAATTCTACTACTCCTGCTACTTCTCAGAAAGCGCCTAACAAACCTGTTTGGGGTACTACTACCCCTGCTGCCGTAGTTACTGGTGTAGCTGGAAGTAAATGGGCTACTGAAGATGCTGGCAACGTAATGTACGCTGTTACTGCTATTAACCGTTTCGGAGAATCTGAATTGTCAGTTTACGCTACTGCAGCCGCTGCTGTAGCTGGATGTGCAATTGATTTGAAATTCACAGACGGTGGTGGCGTTAATAAGGCTACTTCTTACCGCATTTATCGTAGTAAAGTTGGTGGTACTGCTACAGGTATGTTCTATCCTATCTTTGACGTTACTTTGGATGATCTTCAGAGAGGATTCGATGGTGGTGCAGCAGGCTTAATCCGCGATATGAACCGTTGGTTGCCGGATACTGACCAATCGGCATTGTTCCAGTTCGATAACGAGGTTGTTGAGTTCTCTCAATTAGCTCCGCTTATGAAGATGGATTTGGCTGTTCTTTCTCCGGCATTCCGCTTTATGGTGTTGCTCTATGGTACACCGTTCTTGTACGCGCCGAAGAAGATGGTACGCTTTATCAATATTGGTAAGGAGATTAAATAAACCAAATAAAAAATTGTCAAACTGAATAAAAGGGCTGGGCTTCATGGTCCATCCCTTTTTTCGTAAAATCGTAAAACAATATGAAGATTAAAGCAAAAAACCCGAAGATTTCATCAATGAAACTTATCGTGCCGATAGATGGTGAAATTTCAATTGACGCTAACGGGGTTACGGATGTATCACCTAAATGTGCAATAGCATTGGTAACGGGCACGAATGATTGGAATTATGCTTCTAAAGTTAAGAATGCTGTTAATGAAGCAACTGAAGAGGAGGGTGACGAAGAAGAAGATGAGGTAGCAAACGAAAGAGAAGAATTGGAAGCAAAGCTCAAAACCATGTCTATGGCTGAATTAAAGGCTATGGCTACGGAGGGTGAATTTCCGGTAGAAGAATGGGAAAAGATTACAAGCAAAAAACTTTTGGCTGCTTATCTACTTCAGAAGTACGATGAAGCAACTGAAGAGGAGGGTGACGAAGAAGAATAAGAAATTAACATAGTTCTGATATGGCTGCTTTAAGATTGAAAATATTATACAATAAAAACGAGGGTTTTGCGCTTAGTCCTACGGAGTTAACCGAACTTTATTTGTTTGGCATTCCAATGTGTACTACGGACGGACGCAAAATCTCATCTCAGAGTATCAAAAATGCTCTTTCCTCTGCTCAAACAAAGGTAGAGAATCTTTTCAGTATTAAGCTAACTAAACAAGTCATAGAAGAAAACCGCGATTATATCCGCCAAGAATTCATGTCTTGGGGCTATATCAGAACTATGTACCCTATTGATTACATAGATAATCTTGACGGTTGGATAAACGATGTATGTCAGATCACTTATCCGCGTGAGTGGTTATCTATTAAGAAAATTGAATCCGTTGCTGTATATCGGAATATATACCTTATACCCAATACTGGAAGTAGAGAGGGAGCAACGATGACCAATAATTCATTGATTTATAACGGAATATCTCCGCATCTTGGCTGGTTCGGTCAAACTTACATCCCTAATTATTGGAGAACGCGGTATATTACCGGATGGTGTAAGATTCCGGCTGATTTAATGGACTTTGTAGGAAAATTAGCAGCCTTAAACGTCTTGGCGATAGTGGGAGATGTAATTTATGGCGCTGGAATGACGAGCATAAATATATCTTTGGACGGTGTAACTCAAACGACTCCTTTAGCACGTTCAGCAAGAGGAGGATTGTTTGCTGGTAGAATAGACCTTTATACAAATCAAATGAATCAAGAACTGCCTACGCTCACATCTCGTTATCGCGGTATCGCGTTTGATGTTCTTTAAGAGATAAGATTATGCCAAAAAGAGAAAGTATATTACAAAAACCGATCATTTCAAAAAATGCTCCAACGCCAGCCCCCACTGCAGCATATTGGAGAGTGAATGATTTTGATCAACTTATATCTTCTCAGGGTTATGATGCTCTGATAGATCGGGCGATGCGTTGTCCTTGCTGTGATAAAACTACGGGGCAGGCTTTATCTACTTGTAAAAATTGCTTGGGACGCGGTTGGTTTTTCGTAGATCGCCGTGAAACGGTAGTTATCGCCCAGCATATGGATAGCAAGAAAAGATACCAAGATTGGGGAGAGGTAAACAAGGGTACGGCTTCTATAACTACAAGAGGTTCGGATAAATTAGGATTCATGGATAGAATTATATTGACGGATTTGGAAGAGTGGTTTTCAGAAATTCTTCGCCCTATAATTTTCCGTGATGCGCTGGTTGCTTATCCGGTATACGAGCCTTTGGAGGTTAAATCAATTTATCTCTTTATCTCTGACGATGAACCCTTGTACGCTATACCAGAAAATCTTTACACAGTTAGCGGTAATAAGATAACGTTTGATAAGAGTTTGATTGATAAAATCATAGTTCCTCCTATGGAAAAACCGATTGTAACGGTTTCAATAAGATATTCTCATTATCCGGTTTATCATGTTGTTGACGTAAATCGGGAATTGATGAAAGTTAGGGAGAGGAATTGTTCATATTCAAATGAACGACTCACCCAGATGCCTATAAACATAGTAGCCCGTAAAGCTCATTATATTTTCAACGCTCAAAATTTTGATGCAGAAATATTTGAAAATTCTGTAAAATGAATCCCATTGTAATAGACCTTTCAGGATTGCGCTCTCAATTCGGTTTAGCAGCTAATCAAATAGACTTCTTAACCGAAACTTGCGTTAATGCTGTAACGGCTGCTATTTACGCCAACTGGGAGGCATTAGCAAAGCAGAGATTAAATTCTACGGCTGAGGAATACCTACGTAACCTCATTCAAGTAGATAAGGGCAAATTCGAGAAACAAATACTATTAACGGGCACTTTACCTAATATGATCGAACAGGGCGCAAGTCCGTTCGATATGAAAACGGGGTTTAAGAATTCCCCAAAAGCAAAAAGAACTATCCCGGTATACAATCGAAAGGGAGGTATGTTGCATAAAGGAGGGGATTGGTATTTGACCATTCCATTCCGTATGGGAACACCGGGAACGTTAGGTCAAGCAGGCTTCGCAAATGTTATGCCTGCGGAGATTTACAAAATTATGAGAAAACGCGGTTCGGGAATACCTTTGACTCGTGGTGAAATTCCAAGTCCTTATGACGTACCGCGTTCGCGTGCTGCAATAGAAGCAACTCCCACTTCTTCTTATTACGCTGAATACGAACACAAAAACTCTATATATGAGGGACTTACCAAGCGCACAGCGCAATACGGTAAGACCTCCCAAAACACTTACTTCACATTCCGTAGGGCGAGCGCTAACTCAGACCCATTGAGCTGGATCAATAAAGGTTTGAAAGCCTATCGCCTTGCGGAAGAAGCAGTGCGAAATACTGATATAAACACGATCGTAGAGAATGAAGTAATGGATTATTTAGAAGCAATATTATGAGCGCTATATTATTACCAGAAGTTATTTTGTATAACACGTTAGATTCGATCGTCAAACTTTTAAGAGATGATCTTGAAACCGCTTCTGCGGATGAAGATACGATTTTGTACAAACTTTTAGGCGCGGATGAAGAGGGGAAGCCCTTGAAGATGAATCTTTATTATTTCTTCAAACAAGCAAAGAAAGTATTTCTTACTCCAGATAATTTAAACGTAACGTTTGGATATAATCTTGAGACGGCAAAACAACTTTCTTTAGCAATTCTTCTTCCGGGAGAGAACGCAATGTCTGATATAGGAGGAAACGAGGGATACCTTGATCAAATAACCTCTGCTTCTTCGGGAGCTACGGAAAGTATTCAACAACAGTTTACAACGATGTATGATACTACGTACCAAGTTCTCATTACAGGGTATAATTCTTCTGAAGTGAATATCGTGTATAACGTTCTCAAAAGTATGCTACTAATGGTACAAGAGCATTTAGAACTTATGGGGTTAAGAATCCCCGTTTTATCAGGACAAGATATTGCCGTTCAGCAAGACATAGAACCTATTCCAGTCTTTCATAAATCTCTCAATATTTCGTTTAAGTACGAATTGACAGTTTCAAAACTTTTGAAAGACGAGGTAATGAAAGGATTTTGGTATCAAATGCGTATTTGCGATCCATTTGATAAAACTCGTTGCATACCTGTTAAACCGAGAGGAGAACAGGTATAAGATATTGAATAATAAAGAAAAATATAAACTAAAGATTATGGCAACAGTTGTTAATTTTCACGGTAAGAACTACGTTGAGCCGGGTTCTTATGCAGCAACGGTCTACAATCCTACCTCAGTTGTAAATGTCGCTACGTTTGGAAACGTAATGATCATTGATACTGGGTTAAGCATAGACGGTTCATATGAATTTGCAGGTGGTTCCGGAGTCCATGGCGAACTTAATCAAGGATTAAAGTCAGTTTATGGATTTACCAATTACGAGGACTTTCTTGAATTCATGGGCGGCGGTTATGTAGGAAACCTTGCTGAAAAGATTTTTACGCCAGTTGATGGTGTAGCAGGAACGCCAAAACTTTACTATACACGAGCAGCGACTACTACTTGCGCAACGCTTTCGGTTAAAATCTCAGAGGGTAACACTCTTGATTTTAAATGCAAAAACGAGGGTATTGCAAGTAATGGTGTAGCGGTAGATGGAGTTTTGAAAGTAGGTTATGGAGCAAAAGTCATTGCTACTACAGGAAGCAAATACATTCTTCAAATTTATAAGGGTTCGTTCATGGGAGTGGATGGCGCTGGAGAACCTTATGGTTCCAAGACTTTGGCTGCTGCTATGCCTAACCTAATTGCTGAAAGTCCTGCAAGCGATACTCTACAAGATTTATTTGATTGGGCAAGTACTAATAAACAAGTTCTTGCTAACTTCTTGGTTACAATGACCGGAGAGGGTTCAACGGAATTAACCGTTGTAGAACAAGTTCTTGCTTCAGGAGGAACTACTGAATTCTTGAAAGATACGGAGTACGCTGATGTACTTGAGGCAATTTCAGAATTGGACGTTACATTCTTCCTCTGCACTAATAAAAATGCAGAAGCCGGAGCAGGTGTTGACGCAGCAACTAACGGTAAGTTATTTACGTTCTTGAAACAAGACGCAAAGTACACTGAATTTATGTTCGTACCGGGCGGAGGTTCAGACGTTGATTTGTTTGGAGATACTAACAGTTCAGAAAGTATTGCTAAGTATTTTAATAGCGGACAAGTAGTTTGCGTTCATGGAGCACCGGAAGTAGCGCGCAAGGATCAAAATGGTACTAAGCAATTAGACCCAATCTATCTTACAGCGGCTATCGTAGGATTAAATGCTGGTATGGCGGCTCAGACTCCTTTGACCTTTAAACGCGTTGGATATCAAAGTTTCGTTTACGATCTTAAGAAAGACGAACGCGTGGAAGCGTTACAAGCAGGTATCATGCATGTACGTAACGTAGGCGGTTATTGGGTAGTTAATCAAGGTGTAACGACCTTACAGGATAACAAAAAGACTATTGCTGATGATGGTCAAAGTTTGGAACTTTCAATTGAGTTGATTAAGGCTCAATTAAACAAAGAACTCATCATTGATGGTCAAGCGCGTTTTACGGGTAATACCGTAGCTCAGTCAAGTCCTCAATCTGTTAAAAATTTCACGGAAACTAAGCTTCAAAGCCTTGTGGCTTATCCGGGTAATGATAATTTGATTGTATCTTGGAAAAATGTTAAAGTTAGTGCTAAAAATAGCGACTACTTTATCACGTATGATTTTACTCCTAACGTTCCAGTCAACAAAACTTTCTTTGTCGGCAATATGTTAGATTTTTACACAACGGTATAACATAAATATTTTTAACGATGAGTAATGAAAGAGTATTCTCCGCGCCTTTAGCGGTTATTCAGATAAACAGCGTTACGGTTGGTAAAATGAAAAACGTTCGTATTACCGAAAATATTCGCCGTGGACGGGTATCGGGTTTAGGTAGATTGAATCCGGAAGAATTGCCTGCTTTGGAATGGACAGGAAGTTTGACTTGTTCTTCTTATTCTATCAACTTCAATCTTTTGGCTAACAAAATGAAGTTAGGAACGTTCCGAAACGCTGGTACTATTGAGGAATGGGCAAACGCTATTCTGATGCAGGAAGATGGTTTGGAAATTGCTATTCTACGTAAAGTAAAAGATGGAGAGATAGATTTGGAGACCGGACTTGTAAGTACTAAGTATGAAACTTTCGCAAAAGTTTCCGGTGCATTTGCTACTCGTGAGGGCTTTGATGTCCAAGAGGGACAGATATCCGGACGGGATACGGAATTTGAATATACCAATCCGATTCTTTACAATGATATAGCATAACCAATTTGCTGATCAATTATAAAGAGTTACACCGCATATATTTGTAGTGTAACTCTTTTTGTTTATATAAAATCGTATAAGAAAATGGAAACTATTGAAAGAAAGAAAACCTTTACTTTTTTGGGTGAGAAAGTTACAGTAACATTTCCTAATGTTGGTCAAATGATTGATCTTGAATCTCTCAAGCAATCCTTAACCGGAAATAAATATGGAGCAATGGCGGCTTCCGGAGTTCGTAGCGCGTTTTATGCCTTAGATATGGTTGATGCGTTAGCTTTTTTTGAAGTTCTTTGTCCGCGTATCCGTAGAATGATGCAAGTTAAGAATTTGACCGAACTTTCTCCAGAGAGAATGAAGATTGTCGTAGACGCATATAAGGAGCACGTACAGCCTTGGTATAATTCTTTATTGGAAAATCTATACACGGTAGGAGAAAGTCATGGAAATGATCAGAAAAGTGATACCGTTGACGGAGAGGATTGATAATTTCATCTTTGACTGGTCAAAATTCTTGATAGACCTATGGTGGAGGAAAAAATACAATGTACCTTTTGGTTCCCCAGCTCATAGGTCTATGAATTTTATAGACATGGCTATTGAATATCAAGAAACGTTGTTTTGGAATAAAACTCTACGTTCGCCGGAAGAAAATGAAATGGAGAGCTACATAGATGATCTTTTAGGAGAAAAGGAAACGGTTAAGATGTCTCAAAAAGAAATTGATGAAGATTTTGAAAATTTGAATTTAGAGGAATTTGATAAATAAGATTTTAATATGGATGTAACGGTTAATATTCGCGGAAATGCTCAAGGATTAAGGGATGAATTGGACAACGTTTCAAATTCCCCCGATCAACCTGTGAGGGATTTAGGGCGCGAAATGGATTTTACACGACCGCCAGTGTTGCCTCCAAGTGATAGACTTTTGGAAGAAATACGTCAAGAAATTCAAAGCCAGCGTACTATGGGCGGCTCAAATCCCCCATCTTATCGTAGCCTTTTGGATGATGTAACAGCGTCTCAACGCGAAGCCGCTAACCGTGAAATTACTAATAGGTACGATGAGCGTAGAAGTGATTTACAAAGCCGCCTTCAATCGGAATATGAGAAGATAGATAAAGACCTTGACCAAAGACGTTCGGAGGGCTTAAACAATCTTGGACCAAGAGCAAATGATCCTCTTTACCGTTCCATATTAGATCAACAAATTAATACGGAACGTGAACGCCGTTATCGTGAGGTAGGTTCGCGTTTCGATCCAGAATTTGATGAACTTGATAAACAAGAATCTCAAGAAAAGGAATCTGTAGAAAGAGAACTTACAGACGCTTTAAAAGCCTTAACAGAGGAAGCGAAGCGAATGGACAAGGAATCTGCTACCGGAAGTGATCCGAATTCTTATATAAATCAACTTCGGGAAGAACGGCGAAGATTGGTAAATGCTCGTGATAACTCTCCTACGGAAGCAGGCGCTATGGAATCTCAAAGAAGTATTCAACAAATTGATGATCAACTAAAGCGTATTTTTTCCAGCGGTAACGGTAATCAAGGATCAGGCGGAGGAATGAGAGTGGGAGACACTCTACTTCAAGGTACGATCGGAATACAAAACTTTCTCAGTGGAGCAAGTTCGGGTAATCTTGGGAGTATGGTTTTGGGCGCAGGAGGAATGTTTGCTGGATTAGGCGGTATGGGCTTACAAGCCGCAGCCCGATTCATGCCGTGGGTAGGAATAGCCGCCGCAGCAGCACAAGGATACCAACATATATCGGAAAACTATGATAATTTAGGTCAATTAGCTGCGTTCCGTTCTACCGCTGGAGGATATGGCGGAGAAAGGGGAATGGGATTCTTAGCTCAAAATATCGGAGATGCTTCTATAAATGGACTAAGACCGGGAGACTTGCGTATGAATATGGATGACTTTTATAGTGAAGCCGTTCGGAGAATTCGCGCAAGAGGTACAACGGATGATTGGTATAAGGAAACTTTATCAGGAGTTGCTTTGGAAAGAAATTTAGCATTGGACAATGGCGCTTTAGCGCGCGGTGCTCAATACGATCGCTACGGGGAAAACGTAACGGACGCAATAAGTAAATTGGTTACGGTTCTTTCAGCCATTGAGGGTTCTGGAGTTTCTTTGGGGGATTTCAGTAGAGTACAAGAGAAGTTTGATATTCAACAACAAATCATGGCTTCTTATATGAACCGTACTGATAACCCTAATTACAATTGGGCAAATAATACGTTAGCAGCATTTTCAGCAACCGGAGTTCAGCAAGATGCTCGTTTGGGTACAGATATTGCAAGTTTTCAAGACGCAATACAAAATCCTATGAACGAACGTATGAAAGCATTGATTTATGGGACGGTATCTGATCTTTTCCCCGAAACGGAGGGTAGAATGGATTTGATCGATCGTGAGTTGAGAGATCCAGCGAATGAGGGTAAAATCTTACAAGCCGTAATTCAACGCGTAGAACAAATGTATGGAGGAACGAATACCACTATGGGGTATTTTGTTTTCAAATCATTATTCCCTAACATTGCTCCAGACCGTTTGGATAAGGAAATACAAGCTATTACTTCCGGACAAGCCGGAAACCTTTTAAAGAACGGAAGAAGAGTTGTAAACCAAGACGAAATTGACTATAAGGGTAATCTCAATAAAGAGACTTGGATAGGTCAAGCGGCTGAACTTTCAAGTTCTCTTACTAAAGGCTTAACGGATATAAAAAATATTTTGACGACAACGGGAGTTAAGATCATATACGGTAATGGCGCAAGTCCCAATTCAATTCCGGGTAAAAGATAATGGAAAAAGACAACAATAAGTACATTCTGCTTTTGCACAGATACCCGTCCATAAAGACAATAAAGGATTTTATGGAAAGGGAATATATCTACGGCATTAAGCCGGAAGAATTTTTTGACATAAATAAAGAATTAATTTGGAGTCAATATACGGATGCTGATAAAAAGAAATACCAAGAAGCTAATAAGGGCAAATGGCCAAAATCAGCGGATGATCTAACGGTGGATTCTTTATTGCCTTGTCCGTGTAATTTACGTATACAGGCTACGAGAGTAACAGAGGAATTGGCCATTAGTCAGACCAATTGGCAGCGCGAAGAACGAGATTTCTATGCCTTTGCTTCTGAGGAAATTTCCCGTATTTTACAAGATGAGGGTTATCAAATTTCGGCTTCCGAAAAGTTAAATCCCAAAGTCCAAGTTTTTGGGTGGTTTAAGTCTATGTACTATTTCGGTGTAGACAAGAAAGGAAATAAAACTCAATTGGAAAAAGAGATAAGCGAGTTTGTAGATATTTCAAAATACATTATTTCTCTTTCAACCGTAGTAAACGTCAATGGAGGAAGTTTTTCAATACGTCTACCTCTTATCAATGCTGATAGTATCCTTACCAGAATAAAGAATTCACAAACGGATGAAACAATAGGTTATCGGGAAAAGGCAACCGTTGGTTCTGGTAGAACAAATCAACATACTTATCGCTATGATAACGAGTACTATTCTAAAAATTCTTTTGGAATATTAGAATCTAATTATTTCAATTGGTTAATTAGTTCTAATGATCTTTTGTTCATTTCTTTTGAAAAATTAGAAATGGAAACGGAGAGAGAAGAATCAAAGAAAAACAAAGATTCCATAGATATCAAAACCATACTTTCCAATCAGGTTTATGATATGATAGGTTTGGTAGATGAAGTACGAATTATTGCTGATAGTCCGTCTTCAAACGGATATGTGGAGGTTGTAGGGAGAGACTTAATGAAACTTTTCTTGGATGACGGAAGTTTCTTTTTCAACACATCTACTTGTTCAGATCCAAGTCAAGTTTTTGCTAATGAACAAAGTTATGGCGCTCAAGGTGATATTCGGGACGCGGATAAAGTAGGAGGTTACTATAATGATCCCATAAACCGTCTTAGATTACCAAGCGGAGAAATAAATGTTTTTGCTAACAAAACTAATATGGATTTGAGTTTCATATTAAAGGGAGTTATTTCTCAACTCTCTAACATTGAAGTTGTTCCGGGATATGTTTTTGATTCTTGGGGAGATGAAAGAACAACTTATCTACAATTACAACCTGTTAAAAAGGAGACTGACAAATGACAAAGATAAAGACTTTCATGAAAGGATTTATTGCCGGACAACAGAGGTTGAATATTACTTCTGATTTTGGTTGGCGTAATCTTAACGGGAAAATTGGAAAACATTATGGCGTTGACGTAGGAATCCCTACCGGAACAGTTTTGAAAGCCCCGTATGATGGCGTAATAGTCTCAACGGCAAATTCTATTCAACCATTAGGTTTTGGATTGTACGTAGTTCTTCGTTATCAAGTTTCTGTTGATCTATATTTCGATATATATTTTGCCCATCTTCACTCCGTAGAATCGGGTATATCATTTGGCGTTCAAGTAAGAGAGGGAGACGTTTTAGCGACAAGCGGCGGAGACGTTAAAATAGACGACGCGAAAGCCGGACACTCAACCGGACCACACTTGCACTTAGAGATAAGAAAAAATGGTGGAGTTCAAGTCGATCCAAAATATCTTTTCTTAGCTAAAGAATGGTTATGGGACGTAAAACATTCAAAGTATTTCTATGCCGGATATGACGATTTTACAGACTTTAATGATACTGATTTAAGGTCTATTGCTAAATATTCCTATTCGCCGGATAAAGACATTACCATACCAGATCAAACGGAGTATAAAAGCCAGAAAAAGAAAACCATACCGACAGAAGCTAAAGAGCGACTTGCGCCGGGAATATGGCAAATTACGAAACTTTTGATAGACGGTTCAGTAGACGGTAAACAAATTTGCGATTCTGGTATTTCTACTCAAACGGGAAGTCTTATGAATTTCTTTAATAAGATTTGTCAACGTCCAATGGTAGAGTTAATAGGAGATACTTTTGGAAGTCAATATTATTGGATAGTTCGCAGACCTCCATTTGACAAAGAAAACTTAATGCGTCTTATTGAGAATGCAAGAATAATCCTTTCCGGAGATGACATCATAAGTAGCAATTTGTCTTGGAACAATGAAGAAATATATTCTTGGTATCGCTATATACCATACGGCGATGTTATGGGCGTTCCGGAAACTCAACAATTTGTTCCGGCAGTATTCTTCCCAGAATTCGCAGCTGTTTGGGGGAGTCGTCCATTATCAGTAGAATCTAATTATTTCAATTACATTGATTCTGGTCGTTGGAATAATGATAAACAAAAGAACGAAGAGAACGGAAATAGGATTTTGAGAAATGCCGTAAAAGATTTCAAATATCTAATTGAAAGCAACGCTTACAATGCATTCACCCGTAGAGGTACAATAACCTTAATGGGTGATAGGAGAATTAAACGCGGTACGTTAATTCAGCATACATCTGGCGAGATATTTTACGTTGATACCGTCCAGAATGATTATTCCGTTGCCGGCACTCAAGTCGTTCGAACTACAACGCTTCAAGTTTCTCGTGGCATATATCCTCAATTCATAGAGGGTGTCAAGGTAGACGGCAAAATCATGAGTTATTTTAATTTGATAGATTTTGGAAACTTAGATATATCGAAGATAACCTCAAAGAATTGGAAAAAGGAACTTGCTAAATGGAAAGTAGATGCTGCGGTATTTGGTTTCTTTATGACTAAACAACAGTTATTTTGGGGAGTTATAAACAGAAGATAAGGTATGGAAAGTATAGGAATTATAAAAGTAGATACGGGTGTAGGATCAGGTGGAGTAGGCTGGTTAGTCGTTCCCGATGAAGTTGACCGTGAAAAATATATAGAGGATTGCTACCGTACTCAAACGGTATCTATTAACGGTGGTGAGGGATATGGTTTTTACAATAACGTAAAATGCCCGCAAAACGTTTTAGAAAATCTTATCTTTCCGACTGAAGAGAATCGCGGTACGCCAGTAATTTGGGTTCGTGATGGAATCTCTCATTTGCCTCTTATAACCGGATGGTTGAGGAAAGAGGGAGACTATTATGCTTTGGGAGAAAATCAATGGAGAGTTACGAAGAATAGCGATACCGCCAGCGTAGAACTTTTTGTAGATGGTACAAAGGCTAATTTTCAAATCAATATAGTCGGTGATGAAAATAATCCGGCTGAAATAGACGTAAAACTCAGTAGCAAAAATCAAGATTCTAAATTTAATTTAACTTCCGACAATGAAGTAAATCTCGTTGGGGTTAACAAAGTAAGCGTATTGAGCAATAACACGCTTGAACTCAACGTAGAGGAAGAGGGCAAAACGAAAGGTCAATTAAAATATACGTTAGGAGAGGGATTCACAATCCTAACGGAGAAAAATGTAGCGTTGACTATTCGTGATGATGAAGATAAGGAATTAACCACTGTATCTTATAAGAATGGCGTAGGCTTTGAATACAAAGACGAATTTGAAAATGAGATAAAGTGTACGGACGGATTGATAGAATTGATTAGCAAGAAAATAAACCACAATAGCGGCAAAGAACCGATGGTGTTAGGAGATACGCTTAAAAGTATTCTAAATGATTTACTGACGGCTATACAAAAATTAACCGTTATAACTCCCGTTGGAACTTCCTCCGTTCCAGTGAATATTGCTGATTTCATTAAGATTCAATCCCAATTGGAGACTATTAAAAGTAAAAAATCTAATTTAGAGTAGAGGAGAGGAGAACTATATTATGCCATTAGCTACACAAGTCTTGGAACAGACGTTAAAAACTAAGATAAAGGCGGCTTTAGATGAAGCCATCGATGAGAATTCCGATTCAGATCAGGTTAAACAAAGATTCGCTGATAATCTGGCTAAAGCGATAGCCGATGGCGTAGATGCTTGGATAAAGACGGCTACTGTTACAACGCCACCGGGAGTTTCCGTGCAAGTTGCATTTCCTGCAGGTACAGGAGCTACTGTTGCGCCGGGCGTTGGTACCATCTCATAACAATTATTAAGTCATAAAATAAGGTATAAAATATATGGCTATATTAGGTAATACGGTCAATGCGGTTAGGGAGAGCGCAAGATCACTTTTAGCTTCTGTCGGTTTAGCCGGATTGCATGCTATGGCGCCAGATAACTTTGAATATTATCTTTGTTCTCTGGAGCTTCTCGATAGTGCAGGAAACACAAAAGGCTTCTTGTCCTTTACAACTATGCCCAATAATTACTTGGAGAGCCGTACCCAAATAGCAAGCGTTACAAAAACTCAAAGTGGTATAACAACTCTTTTTAATAGTACGTTTGTACCGCGTGATATTAGTATACAGGGAACGTTCGGAAGAAAGCTAAGATTTTTGATAGGTTCGAAAGAAGTACAAGAAAAGGATGATAAAAGCGTACCTTTCTTTAATGGTCAATTTGCTCGTGTAGCAGATCAAGAGATACTAATCAAGACGGGATACGGTATGACAAAGATGTTGCAAAAAATGATTGAGATGGCATATCAGTTGGACGATGAGCAACAACCGCATATTCTTCTTTTCAGTAATTATTCCTTGAATACTAATTACGTTGTTGAAATACTTCAAGATTCATATAGTCAGAGTATAGAAAATAATATGCTTTGGTTTTATTCTTTGGAAATGAGAGCCGTTGCACCTCAGTCTGTTTTACAACGCGGAAAGGAATACGGAGTAACCTCCCAAACCATAACTCAAGTTGCATCTGGGTCAATAGCCGATAGTTTGGGCAATATATTGAACGGTGTGACGAGATCATTAAATTTGTAGGAGATGGAAGATATTGTAATAGAATTTCAGGAAGTAACGAAATATCCATTGGTAGAGTTTTTAACAAAATACCGGGATTTCATGCTCAATTCTTATCCAGAAATAAATAGCTATTTTTCTGGGGAAACGACTACTATTGACAATTCTCATCTTCTTGATTTGAAATACTTAACCAACGAAGTAGGAAACGTCATGGCGCAATTTAAGAACTTCGCTAATAAGTTCGATAAATGCGGTTTTTGGGAACTCATGGACTATATCAGTACGTTAGAGGATACGATTGATAAAATAAACAAGTTACCAAAATTCCGCCGGACTTCCTTAACCAAACGAGGATATCAACCCGTGATTCAAGTCGCTACTACGGTAGGAGGTTTTCGGACGATGGAGGACGTTGCTAATTCAGTTAAGCATCTAAATCAAGATAATACAAACTGGGTAGACCTTATGTTGGGTAATGATCTCAACGAGATTGATTGGGAAATAAATACCCTTACCCCTATCAATGTATTTATCAATAATACGGTTGATATAACGGTAAATACGATTCTTGATCAACCTATCGGAACGAGGATTTACGGCAAGGATATAAACCGTAAAATAACCTTTGTTGATAATGATTTAGACGTAAAAGAGTACCAAGAGAACGTAGAACAAAAATGCGATATTCTCATGTCTCTTATTCGGGGCGATGTACCGGAAAATATGCTTTTTGGACAAAATTCATCTCTCATGATTGGAGTTAATGCTAAGAACTTTTCTTATGCTGAATTAGTCAAGAATCTTCAAGAAACTTTCTTGCAAGACGATCTGTTTCAGTACGTAGAAGTTACTAAGTTTGATTTCAGAGAGGGAACTATGCAGATATATTGCGAGATTAAAACTAAGTATGATTATAAAACAGAAAGAAAAATAGTAGTATGATAACTAAGATAATCCCTATATCGGAACTCAAGCAAATATTCTTGGAAATATTTCTTAATAAGACGGATAAGGTGAATGACATTTCTCAAGAATCCGTTCTTAATGGCTTTGCGTTCGGTTGCGCTAAAGTAGGTCAGAAGTGTTTAGTAAATCAATCTATTGTTGAGGGACATATATTTCCTGACACAGCGTATGGGAAATATCTTGATGAACTTGCTGCCGTTCGAGGAGTTTCGCCACGTTTTGGTGCTCAAGGTAGTTCTACTTATATTCGCTTGGTTGGTGACGAGGGAACGGCATATTTTGCTGATATAACAACGCTCACCAGTTCCAGCGGTGTTAGTTTTTCTTTAGAATCAGACGTAATTTTGGATATAAACGGCTTTGCTTATGCTAAGATAAAAAGCAATTCTGAGGGAGCTTCCACGAACGTTGATCCATTGTCCATTAATCGTATTTCTCCGATACCGGACGGACATATTGCTTGTACAAATGAATACCGCGCAACGGGAGGTAGAGACGAAGAAAGTGATGAGCTATTTCGTATCAGAATCAAAGAAAGCGTTAATCAGTTAGCAAGAAACACAATGTCCTATCTTGAACAAGTCTTTATGAAGATCAATCCTAATGTTTTGAAACTTTATAAAGGAGGAATGGATGAGGATGGAAGATTTAATTTGATTGTTGTATCGGTAAACGGTCAAGACTTTACGGAGGATGAATTCAATGAGATTCTATCTAAAAGTGAAGAATTTTTAACCTTATCAGAACTTTTGAGTACTACTACGGGATTCTCTTTGAAATTGAATAACGTCAATTGGTTGCCGGTTGATATAGAATTTAGAATTGATCTTGATCCGTCATACGATCTTGATAAAATTCGTAGGGAGATTCAGATTCAGATGGGTAAAATGTTTGACTACCGTTTCTGGAAGTACGGGGATAAGGTTGAATGGGAAAATTTACTGTATGCTGCGAAAAATGTAGATGGAGTGCGATACGTGCCCGATACGCACTTTTCTCCGAGAAGTGATATAAACGTACCGGAATACAGACTTCCACGCATACGCGGCTTTGTAATGCGCGATCTTGACGGAAATATTATTGAGGATAACGAAGGAGTTCTGAGTGACTTCTTCTATCCTAACGACATTGACTATTCATTCCAATCTTCAGTATTAACAACAATATGATAAAACAAGCAACTACACGCACGATTACCGAAGTGGCAGTTGGTCCAATAGGAACCATAAATTCTACGGTTGAGTGTTTCGCTTCTATGAATGACGATGGAACGGAGAATCCGACAATATACCGTTCTATGGTTTTGGAGTCCCCTCTGACCGTTGATACTGCATCCGGCGTAGAGGGGGAACTCATACTTCTTTCAGACGAGGAAAACGTGGGAGTATTAGACAATAACGGAGAATTGACCTTGACATTAGAAACGGATGATGTTAATAAATATAGCGTAAATGCTACGCAAGGAGATTTAGAGTATGAAGAATAATAAGATTGAAGCAATTGGCGATATATTGATTGTCCGCGTAGTTTCCCAAATTACGGGCAAAATCCGTTTTATGTCCTTTGAGGATGAACTTCTAAACATTACTTCATCACGATACGTAAACCGCGAATATCGTATCAGCGTGGACGGTACGTTTTGGACGAATTGGCGGGAATTAACAAACCTTTCTTTAGCAACCGCTGGATACTATAAAACCGATGGAACGCTCATCATAGAGGTCAGATATCATCGCAACGGTACGGATGATACTGGGACGATCGACTTCATGAATATAAAGTTTGAGGGCAATCATATACCGGATGAAACCGTAGCACCAACTCTTGAAAGTAGTATTTTCGCTGACATTGCCAATTCTACGGAATTGAAACAGTTGGAGACTAATATTTTCAAAAAGTTATACTATCGCGGTATCCTACCTCAGTATATAACACGCGCCAAGAATTCCAGTTTAGATGAAGATCGCGATTTTGCTGATCTTTGGAGT